CTCATCATAATTGCGATGTTACATATCCGCAATATGAATTTACAGACATCATAAAAACAAAATGCCACATATTAGATGCTATTAAATATAATATGGAACTACAAACAGTAGAAAATAATCTGTTTGTGTTTCCGTGGCGACAAGTAGAAATACCAGTAGCAATGTTAAACTTAAATTTCAATGACTTTAAAGAACATGTATTCCATAGTACGGTACACAAGAAAATCATTGAAATAAACGATAATAAAATAAATAATATTATACCAACACAAAAAGAAAAGGAGATATGGTAATGAATTTTGTACCTTATGTAGTAGAGAAAGTAGCAGGCGGCGAACGTAGTTACGACATTTATAGTAGACTGTTAAAGGAACGCATAGTGTTTCTTAATGGACCAGTTGATGACCAAGTGTCAAATAGTATTTGTGCTCAGTTTCTTTTCTTAGAAGCAGAAGGCCCAGATGAAATTAACTTTTATATTAATTCCCCAGGCGGTGTTGTTACTGCTGGCATGGCCATTTACGATACTATGCAGTATATCAAACCAGATGTGTCAACGATCATAATGGGTCAAGCATGTAGCATGGGAAGTTTACTTGCTCAGGCAGGCGCACCAGGTAAGAGATACATGCTACCTAAAGCAAGACACATGATCCATCAACCAAGCGGTGGCACTAGCGGACAGCAAACTGATATTGAAATTGCCGCAAAAGAGATTAGTAGAATGCGTACAGAACTTACTGAAATTTATGTAGAGCATAACAGTAAGGGCAAGGACTTTGCCACAATTAACAGTGATATTGAGCGTGATAGATTCATGACTGCCAAAGAAGCACTAGAATACGGCTTAATTGACGAGATAGTAAGCAGACGATAGTAAAAAGCAGATAAATATCTGCATGGACGAATTAAAATATTTTAAACCAGCAGAAGTAAACACACTTGCGGACGAGGACGGAGTTGTACATGATAAATGTGGAACAGACGAATGTTGTCAAAAATGTGATACGGCTGAAGGAGAAACAAATGACAACGAAGTCACGAATAGACCTAACATTTCTTAAATACCAATGGAGTGCGATCAAGCACGACACACATCAGTTAGGCCACTTTAATTCATTAGGGTTTCACAAGATAAGCGATAACAAAGATGATATTGCCAGTTGGTTTTCTTCTGGTAGTGCTATCATGTATGTAAAAACATGCCTAGAAGACGAAGACGGCATATATGGTTTAGGCTTTGGTAGTGAGAACGATGAAGAATTTGAAATAATTGAAGACCCAAACGGAATGGAAATAACTATAGCCGGACCAACAGCAATGGGCGACTACCTAAGTGAATGCTTTGACCCTGTTACCAATACACAGGCACCTAGCGAACTTATAAACTTCTATGCTATCGTATACGAAACCACAGACTTAACTAATACATTACGTTTTTACTTGGAGCACTGGCATTGGGACGTCATAGACGAGAACAATGAGTACACTTTAATCACCAGTAACAAAGGCAGAACAATGCTAAAGTTCGTCCATGGTAATGAAAACCGCATACAGACGGTGTACGTGGGTGTAAAGGACATTAAAACACAGATGTCTCGAGCAATATCACAGGACTACGAGCCAGTTGACACAGGTTACTCAGACTTAACTGATGCCAAGTTACCCGGCGGGTTTAGTGAAAGTATTATTAATAATTATAAATTATCAGTAGGCGGCAGAACACAAAACTATGCTATTGAATTTTGTATCAAAGAAGCATTGCCTTCTGTGGATATAATCTTTAGTCAACGTTATGCCTTTAACTCACTCAGCCAAGCGAACTATGACAAATTTTATACCTAGTATTTGGAACCACAAAGAACTACTAGACATCTACGATAACGCAAACCCTACTCTAGAAGAACGTACTAATATACTGTTATCATATTGGAACAACTTTGAGCATAAGGTGACCATAAATAATAGAGAGTACGCACAGTCCTTTCTTAAGAAAAAACACTTAAGAGAGAACTTAGCACAGATTAGAGGTAAAACTATCGGATTCGAAGACAAAGTTTTGTGTGCCGAATTCGTATTAAAACAAAAAAATGTTTAATGATTTTTCTAAATACGACGACAGCGAATTGCTTGATCATATTGAAACAGCACAGAAGAAACTATTCGCGGCCAATCCACAGCACCCTGCTTATCGACAACTACAATCATATATTGATGATGCTAGGTTCGAGTACGGCGAAAGAATAGAACTAGAAGCATTCAGAAAAGATATAGAAGAAGGGGACGAGATAATAGAAATAGGCCAAGGTGAAATGAAAGTTGATCCGGATCCAATTCCAGAAGAAGAAAAAGAGGAGATGAGGCTAACAGCAGTAACAAAACTATTAGCACAATCATATGTATATGACACCAAAAAATAGCCACACAAGAATAACCAAAGAAGTAATACTTAACAAGGTACATTACTTTGATGACCTATATAGCATGGAGAACGTTCCGTACACTATTAACGTAGAGTTAACAGCCGCACCAGTTGACGCAATAAACAACCAAAAAGAAATTAACATAGTTCATTCAACAAACTTTCATAAGGTAAACTTTTTCCTAGACACAATTATAAATGAATCGTTTTTAGTAAGTCCTAAAACAGCAGACAAGATGCTAGGGTTGTTTAGTGAGTTTGATAATAATGTACTACTGTCGCCGGACTTAGGCGAAGCATCATTAGGTATTATGTTACATGCTAAACTGAATACAATAACTGATCAATGTTTTATTGGCGGACTGGAAATCATTGACAATAGGACAAAAGTTTGTTATACTTACTACGATGATGAAACAGAATACGACTTTTTACCTAGCATTACGGATATGATACTAGATGGTACAATAGCATTCCACGAACTACCTTGGTGGTTTAGGAACGACATTAGTACGTTTGATGGGTCTGCTAAAGACGAAGAAGAGTATAACTTTTACTTAGAAAATCATTTTGATAAAGTACAAGAAGCAGTAACACACCCGCTCAATGAACTAGACAGTAAGATTAGAGAAGCAATGAGCGATTCTAAAACATCAGGCGAGATAATCGACTTAGAAGAATTTAAAAAGAATAAATCATGGAAACCAAAGTTAATATAAACACAGACAAATTTAGCAGATCGTTAATTGATGACGATCATGGCATAGAAATGTTGTACAACAACAAGTCATTAGATGACGCAGAGTTTGTAAACAGCGATGATGTAGGGTTATACAATACATTATGCGACCATTTGGACTTGCGACCTTTAGGTGTGTTAGATGAAATGGATATTGACATTCCTACTTACCACACACAACAACAAACTAAATGGTTCATACCCGATGAATATAAAGCAATTGATATTGAACAATACATTTCACAAAGATTGCCAAAGGATGTACGCATAGAGGCAGTCCAGAGGATAAGTATAGAGTTAGAGATGTATAGAACCAGAAACCTATATCCTATACTACAAGTGTTGATATATATTATTGATACCATGAGAAGTAATGATATAGTCTGGGGTGTTGGAAGAGGCAGTAGTGTAGCAAGTTATGTATTATATATACTTGGTGTACATAAAGTTGATAGCCTCAAATACAATTTAGACATTAAGGAATTTTTAAAAGATGAGTAAACATATAACAAGTAAAGGCAAGGTCATTGACATGGAGTCAGTCATTGCTCAGCAAGGCGACAGTATTGCGATAGGCAACATGAGAGTTAATGCTAGAGGAGACTTACTGGGTCCGGGTGGTGAAGTAATTAAAACAGCAGACGAACGTGCTAGAGAATTCTATAAGAATGCCGACTCATCAGTAGACGAGAACGTTAGTGTTAAATCAACACAGCCAGTATCGGGTGACATTAGTGTACCAGGAGGACCTGCTCCAAAGACAGCCTCCACAGCAAGAGCAGAATCAAAGATCAAACCAGATCCTGAACCAGTCAAGCAACAAAACGAAATAGATCCTGAAGTGGCAGTTGCAACACAAATAGCAAAGAATAAAGCACAGGCACAAAGCAAAGAACCAATTACTTATAAAGAAGTAGAACTACCAAACGGTGACATTGATATGGTGCCAATATTTGAAGATGACTGGGAAGACAATGAGTAAACTAAAAGCAATAGGTGACAACCTTTTATGTATAAATGGCGACTTCGGTGAGAAGCGTCTAGCAAGTGGAATTTATCTACTAAATGATGATGCCAAAGAAACAGGTATCAGAGCAAGATGGTTCCAAGTATTAAGTGTAGGACCTGATGTCAGTGACACACTACAACCAGGATGGTGGGTAGTTGTAAAGCATGGCAGATGGACTAACAACTTAAGACTAAACACAAATGATTATAGAGACCAGTTAGCAGAAACATTACATGTTGATACTGACGAAGTAGAAATGACAATCAATCCTTCAGCAAAAACAAATCATGAATTCTTGTTTTGGAAGGTTGATTACCACGACGGTGTACTAGGATATTATCCGGGCACCGATTTACCCGATGAATATATTGAGGGACAGGCAATGACGTCTGCGTTGAATGAACAACAAAGAGTGTTCTCAGCCAAGCAAGCCAGTACTCAAACCGTGAATCCGGGCGAAGTGTGAGCCTAGATAAAGACGCACTCTTTGAATCAGTAAGCGACACAGCACTAGCATTAGTAATTAACTTTCCGTTAAACATGTTCTTGTTATATGTAGCAAACAGAACTTTCCTGCCCGACTTAACCACAGAAGCCGAAACAATCTTTTGGACTTCTGTATTCCTTACAGTAAACTTTACTATGGTAGCAATCGTTAGAAAGTATTTTGTAAGATCATATTTTAAAAAGAAGGATAATAATGCCGTACATTGAAAAAACAGGTAACAAAGCAATTAGAGAACAACTATGGCAGTGGGAAGGCGTAATGCACGACAACAACATAGATGGTTTCAATGGCTTTGGTTGTAAAAAGAAAGTTTATGAAGTATTGTGGCAATGCCAAGAGATTATTAAAAAGTCTCCGGTGTACCACGAGGAAGATGACTACTTACATGAACACAAGAAGTTACTTATATCAAAGGAACTTAAACGTAAGTGGAAATAATTGTAAGCCATAAGGATTATAAAAATCCTTTTGTATTTGTTAAAGCAAGACGTTGTGGTAGTAACAGTTTAAATCATTGGCTAGATGATAATGTAGGCAAAGATAACTATTGTTACATGGCAGGAGACAACTGGTGTAATAACTATAGTCTGTTTAATATTGTTGAAGATGATATACTAGCAGGCACAAAGGTTACATTTAGTCGTAGTCCGTACACAAGAATTGTAGCAAGTTACTTCGTTGACATATGGCATCTTGCCAAAGACTTACCAGCAAACATTAGCGACACATCACATAAAACTCAACCAGACTATAACAGTATTGGTTGGCAGGATGTTGTCAAGTTTGACTCGTATAAACTTACACAAGATAAAGATATTCACGTAGAAAACTTTACATTCTTTTTAGACAAGTTAATAGAATACAATCAAAAAGTAGATACAACTAAATCCGACTCGTACATTTACACACTAACTGACTACTGGTGGCAGAACACTAGTGTAACATTACCGTTGTTCCATACAGTATTAGATAATAACAAAGACAATGTACAATTCTTTGATTACATAATTAAGCAAGAAGAAATAGCAACAGCATTTCCTATAGTAAGTGAAAAGATATTAGGAGAGCCTATACCACTAAACAAACAAAATACGTTTAACGACAGGCACTTGACATCAACTACTAAGCCAGACTATTCGTACTTGCTAGACTATAACAACAACAGAGAAAAGATTGCTGATGTCTGGAACATGGACTTTGAATGCTTTGGGTATGAGAAATAATGATAATGAAGTTAATTAACAAATGGGGCAAGAGTTTTTATAAGCACTGGATTGCTCCTTGGGGTAATTAGATAATGGAAATACTAATAGGTAAGAAACATATTGCTACACCGTTTGTATTTGTTAAAGCAAGACGTTGCGGTAGTAATAGTTTAAACAACTGGCTTGGCGAATACATTGGTCAAGATAATTACTTAGACCTATCAGGTGACAATGCGTTTATCAACTACGACCTATTTGATATTATTGAAAACGATATACTCGCAGGACCTAAAGTAACATTCTGTCGTAATCCTTATACACGAATTGTAGCAGGATACTTAGCAGACATTTGGCACTACGGTCCAGACATAGGTGTTAACGTCAGTGACCTAACACACCCTAACCAACCTCCAACCGACATATTCCCTGAACTACAATTAGACATGACCTTGTACAAGATGACAGACGACAAGAGCATACACATTGAAGGCTTTACTAATTTCTTAGATAGCCTAGTTGAATATCACAGTGGCACCAACGCAAAGTATTGGTGGCAAGTTAGTTTGGTCAACGAACCATTGTTCCATACAGTCCTAAACAATAACGCAGACAACATACATTTCTTTGATCATGTTGTTCAGCAAGAAAGCATTACCACACAATGGCCAGCAGTATCACAAGCAATACTAGGCAGGTCCACAGACTTACATACAGCAAACGTATTCGCTCACAGACATCCACATGACAAAGTGAGTACTAGCGATTTTGCTTACCTTTTAGACCATAACAACAACAGGGAAAAGATCGCTGAATGTTGGAATATGGATTTTGAATGTTTTGGCTACACAAAGTAGTTGACATTACTCCCCTTTTAGTTTATAATATAGTATATGAAACAAGGCGACTTATTTGACGATCTGTATATCGAGCAACCAGCAGAGATATCAGCACACTTACCAGGGCACATGAACTGTGAGATCCTATACCCAGGAGCAATCGAAGGTATAATAAAACAGAAACTTGTAACATATTGTTATGACGACTGCGGCAATATAAAAAGAATAGAAAAAATAAGGAACTTTGTGAACACAACGTTTCATGACTATACAACAGTAGAGGTACTTAAATGAAAGAATTATGGGTAGAGAAATATCGACCAAATACAGTAGACGGATATGTATTCCGTGATGCTAACCAACGTAGACAAATTGAAGCATGGATTGGCGATGGCGCATTACCGCATTTACTATTCAGCGGAGCACCTGGCACAGGTAAGACAACACTAGCAAAGTTATTGCTAAACAGTTTAGAAGTAGATCCGTTTGATGTACTAGAAATTAATGCTAGTAACGAAAACGGTATTGATATTATTAGAGATCGTATTACAAACTTTGTAAGCACAATGCCTTTTGGTGACTTTAAGTATGTATTACTTGATGAAGCAGATTACATTACACCAAACGGTCAAGCGGCTTTACGTGGCATGATGGAAATGTATCATACAACTGCTAGGTTTATACTTACTTGTAACTATCCACAACGAATTATACCAGCACTACATAGTAGGTCACAGGGTTTCCATATTGAGAAACTAGACATAAATGAATTCACGGCTCGTATCGCAACTATCTGTGTAACAGAAGGCGTAGAGATAGACTTAGAAACACTAGACACTTATGTACAAGCAAGTTATCCTGACTTAAGGAAAAGTATTAACTTAGTACAGCAGAATGTACTTGATGGCGTCCTACAGAAACCACAAGCAGGCGACGGTGCTACACAAGATTGGATGTTAGCCATGGTGGACTTATTTAAAGCAGGCGATTATAAAAAAGCAAGGACATTAATATGTGACCAAGCAAGGCCTGAAGAGTATGAAGACATCTTTAAATTCTTATATCGTAACTTAGAACTGTGGGGAACAGATCCACTGAAGCAAGACCAGAGCATTGTTATTATTAGAGATGGCATGGTTAAGAGTGTTTCATGTGCTGACCCAGAAATTAATTTAAGTGCGACCTTAGTTGAATTAGAGATGAATGCCCACTAGTGATGAAAGCCGCAATCCTAACGGAAACCAATAATGGTGCTTACTATAACAATTATAGGAGTCTTGGCGCACACATAATCAAACGTATCTTTCACGACAACGATGCTGACGCAACAGTTATAGACTATGCTACACATTGGAAAGACGAAGACCTAGTCGAATTATTAAACACATTCTTTAAAGACTCAGACGACAATGTAATTGGTATTAGTTTACCTATACGAAGTCCATGGGACAATGACGAAGATAGTGCCATGGGTCAGATGCTTAGGATTGCTAGAACCGTTAGGTCCACACACAATAATGTACGAATCATTATAGGCGGAATGCGAGTAGTCAACGAAAAGCAAATAGAACTTTACACAGACATCGACGGAGTATTCATTGGCAGAGCAGATGAAATGCTTAGGGATTGGATTGCCAATGTAGACATGACACGATTCAATAGGACCAAAGACGATAATATATTCACAAACCTTAACTACGATTTAGATAAAGAAAAGCCTGTACTGTTTGATTTGTTTCAGCCTGATGATTGTTTAAACGAAAAGGATGTAATAGGTTTTGAAGTATCGCTAGGTTGTAAGTTTAATTGTAGTTTTTGTAACTACCCAATGCGTAACGCAAAGAACGTTGTACTTAACACAGAAGAAGCAATGCTGTACACATTTAAAACGGCATACGAACAATACGGCATAACAAACTTCTTTGCCGCAGACGACACACTAAACGAAAGCAATGAGAAACTAGAACTACTTGTAAAAGTTGTACAGCAGTTAGACTTCAAGCCAAAGATATCTGCGTATGCTAGACTAGATGTTATAATGAATAGGCCTGAGCAAATAGAAATGATAAAGCAGGCAGGCATTGTTAGTTTAAACTTTGGCATTGAAACATTGTCTAAGGAAGGAGCCAAGCAGATAAAGAAAGGCTACAACTTTGAAAAATACGTTAGGACACTCACAGAAATAAAGAAACAGATACCTGAGTTTTGGAGTTCGTGTAGTTTTATTGTAGGACTCAAAGGCGACACATTTGAAAATTTAAAAAGTAAAATAAACTTAATGATCAGTAAGGGATTAATAGACAACCTTGTGATGTCAGAGTTAATGATATATCATGCCAACCACCCAGAAGCCAAGTCGGCTGTAGTGTGGGACGAAGGTTGGTTAGCAGACTTAGACATCAACCCAGATAAGTTTGGATACGATGTACACGACGATGGGTCTTGGTCAACTGACTACACGACTGAGGAAGAAGCCAAAGACTGGAAGAACGAGTTTGTTAACAAAGCAATGGCCAATAGTGTATTTGTGGCGGTTGATGCCTTTACATGGTCTAGTGTACTGTCTATGGGCATAGGTGATAACAAGTCAGTATGGAGAGATGTTAAAGACCACGAAGGTATGACATTTGCTATGCTGAATCATAAATTAAAAGTATACAGTTTTAAACATATAAACAAGTATATTAGGAATAAAAAGTTATGGCTCAACAATATAAGTTAGGTATTATAGGCAAAGGGTTTGTAGGTAGTGCAGTCAGCAGTGGCTTCTCTACAGCAGAGCAGTATGTGGTGGATCCTAAAATTTCAGCAGACAACTCAATTGATAAACTTGTCAATGAATTCGATCCACCACTTACTTTTGTTTGTGTTCCAACACCGCCCAATGAAGACGGTAGTGTCAACGTTACTATAGTTACTGAGGTACTAGAGCAACTAGACTCGCACAACTATAAAGGAATAGTAGTAGTTAAAAGTACAATCATACCAGACTACTTACATGTATTCAAGAAGTCATACAAACTAAAAATAGTTTATAACCCAGAGTTTCTCACAGAAGCCAAAGCGGCGCAAGACTTTATAGATCCAAATATGCAAGTGCTTGGTGGCAAGTGGAAGGATTGCGATACTGTAGAGAAAGCATACAATCGATACAGTGATGTAAGAGTAGTTCCTACATTTAAAGTTGATCTAAGTACAGCAAGTTTAATCAAGTACACAATAAACAGTTGGTTAGCAACTAAAGTAGTGTTCTTTAATGAACTATTCAAACTACAACAAGCAAGTAGCAGTATGGTAAGTTGGGAACAGTTCACAGACATGCTAACCAGAGATCCACGCATGGGCAGTAGTCATATGAAAGTACCAGGACCAGATGGAGAGTTTGGCTTTGGTGGACATTGTTTTCCTAAAGACACAGAAGCATTAATACATTACGCACAGTCTAAAAATATTAAACTCTCACTGTTAGAAAAAGCAGTTAACAAAAATAAGAAACTAAGATGATAGCATCAATAGAAGAATACGTCGACGTACTGGAAACATTAGAAACAGACATAGACAAATACGAATACATAATTGAAATGGGCAATGACTTAAAACTAATTGAAGACAAGGAATTACGCAATGAGCAAACCTTTGTGTCAGGTTGTCAAAGCGAAGTGTGGGTACACTATATTAAGGACAACGAAAACACGTTACAGTTTTACGCATACTCAGAAAGTAAATTAGTAAAAGGCTTACTGTTTATTCTTACAGAAGCATTCAGTGGTTACACACCTAACGAAATGCTAAACTTTACTTCTTCAGCAATACAAAAGATACCACTTGGCGCACAATTAAGTATGCAAAGACAACTTGGTATGATGAGTGTATTCAATAGAATGAAGTACATAGCAAAACAACATACGGCATCAGCATGACACAAAACGAAAAACCATATCAAATACTTGCCTGGATTGCTACAGCGATTCTTGTATCAGCGGCCTGCCTAGCAAGTTTTGTACCTGAACTATCATATCACCATTACGCATTTATAACTGCTAACAGTTTATGGGTAATAGTAGGTCTGCTATGGAAGGAAACAACAGTCTGGACAATGAACGTCGGACTAACAATCATTTATATATTAGGATTAATAGTATGAAAATCGCAATAACAGGGCACACTAAAGGAATAGGAAAAGCCTGTGCGGACTTGCTTGGGCAAGAACACGAGATAGTAGGATTAAGTAGAAGCAATGGCTTTAGTATAGAGCAGACTAATATGTGTGCTATGAAGATAGTGCCATGCGATGTGTTTATCAATAACGCATACCTAAGTACATATCAATCAAGGTTGTTTGAAATTATATTTAAACATTGGTTTGACAAACCTAAAACAATTATTAACTTAGGTAGTAGAGCAAGATACGAGCATAACTTTTCAGGTAGCATATACTCTGCTGATAAAAGACATTTGGAACATGCGGTAGAGCATATAACATTTGGACAGCAAGGTGGATTCAATAAACAATGTAGAGTTATGAACTTGAACCCAGGTTATGTTGACACTGAAATGGCGGCACTCGATATCGATCCCGGCATAAAGCCACCAGCAAGAGAAATGATGACTACAGAACATATGGCAGACCTAGTCAAATGGATGATAGACACCCCACACAAATATGAGATCTTTGATTTATCAATATGGAACACGACTTACAATCAGTAGCAAGTGAGATGTTAAAATTCGAGGCGGAATTTAAGCCAGGTGGATTTGTACATACTCATATTAAACAAGGCAAGAGTGACCCGTTAGTTGCTATTAAAAGTGCTGTTGATAGAATGACCGACTTGTATGATGTTGAACATTCACAAGTCGGTCATATCAGTGATATTATCTTACATAAGATACAAAACTCTTAATCATAAAAACTGAGTACTTCGGCAACTGCTGGATGCCTTTCAATGTCCTTGGCAGTGAATGTAATTGTTTTAATATAATTTGAGTCTTTGTCTTTAATTCTATTTAAGAAGTCCTTTAGTCCGTTGTCACCGAAACCTCTATCATGTTGATTCAAATCGCCTGTTACAACTAATTTGCTGTTAGTTCCTATTCTTGTTAATAGCATCTTCATTTGCTCCTCTGTCGCATTTTGCATTTCGTCTGCGATAATAAAAGCATTCTTAAATGTTCTACCACGCATGTATGCCAATGGTGCTATTTCAATAATATTCGATTCAATCATGGTTTCAATATGACTTGGTGTGAAGTGTTCCTCGAGAATGTCGATGATCGGTCTTGTCCAGGGTGCCATTTTCTCCTGTAGTGTTCCTGGTAAAAATCCGTGTTGTTCGTCTACACTTACTGCTGGTCTAGTAATGATTAGTTTTGAAACTCTTCCTGACGTTAATGCTTGAATGGCCTTCTTTGTCGTTATATACGTCTTGCCCGTGCCTGCTGGTCCTACAGCAAAGGTTATACTGGTTGCCGTATGTTCTAAAGATTCTAGTAATGTGTCCTGCGTTATATTCTTAGGTACAACTATTACGTTTGCCGTTTTGTTCAAGTATCTGGTGTCAAGTTTCAATATTAAATCCTCCGTTTGTAGTTGGCGAATGCTCGCCTTGAATTCTCTTTCCTTTCGTTTTTTACGTGACATGTTTGTCTCCTTCTTGTGATCATAAAAAAACCGTAAGTGAGTTTCCTCGCCTTACGGTGCTTATGGGTGAAATAACTTTTTAAATGGTTATAAATCATTGCAAAAATATTTAGCAATAAACCACTATAAGTTAGCAACTCAGTTAACTTTTATACTCAAGTAAACAAAGCCTTCGCTATCTTTTTGATAAATAGTTGTATGGCAAACTATACATCGGAAGATATTAACAATACTATAAGATTAATCAATCAAGACAAGAAATTGTTGGACATGATAATGGAAGTAGATGGTCTTTTTGAACATCTAGGCGTTTACGCATATAAGAACTGGATCAAAGGTAAGATTGTTGAAGTCGGTAGACCTAGCAAATATTGGGTAAACCTTACTTTAATGTACGAAAGAGACGAAATGCCAGACCCAGAAGGCGGACTCAGGCTTACTAAAAAGGATATCAAAGTTAAATTTGTTGAAGATGTATACAAATATCCAAAAAAGATAACAAGTCCAGAAGATATTACAATAGAAATTAAAAAGAATAGAGTTTATAGAAAGACTAAGATAAACGAAGACCCTGTTTGGTTAGTAGAGTTAAAGATACCTAGAAAGTTTGTAGAAAAGATAGAAGCAGACTACTTGGTAAACGATGACGATAACGTTAGTGTCGAAGACGCTGAAGCAGGAGCCAACTTAACAGGTGGTTTAGATTCAAACAATATGGAATTGAATCCACAAGCAGGAGATCTAGGCAATGACATTGAAATATAATGAACTAGAAGACCTAGTGTTACCTAAAGTTAGCATAGACGAGTTCGCACCTAAGACAGGTAAGAACAACGAAGTTATTGTATTAGGATTTTATGTTAAAGATAAAGAGCCAGCAAAAGACTTATCGCATTTTATCGAGACAGGTCCATACGATGTACTAGATGTAGAGGCCAGTCCAGCAACAAATGAAGACGGCAACTATATGGTGTTTGTTGAAGTTAAACGATCAAGTGATTTCTTTGACTTAGCAGAAACAGTTGTAGCAGATTTAAAGAACATAATGGAAATAGATGGCTGGATGTATAAGCCTTACTATTCAGATAAAGAGTTTACAGCAGAGGATACTAGTTGGAAGAACTATGTTATAACAGATCCTGATAAGTATGTAACTAGAGAAGAGTTTCAAGAGAATAAAATGAAAGAAGAAAAACAACAATACAATAATAACATAGGAAACTTTTTCCTAGAAAGTTTAGTATCTAATGTCACGTTAGACGAGAACGAGCATAAGAATACAATTACAATTAACAATGGTCGTAAGGCATTTAACTACGAAATTGTTAATTTCGGTGAAGCAGAGATCATGGAAGATATATCCAAGGAGCCAATCTTAGATAGAGCAACTGACGACTTATTTTTAGAAAGATGTCTGGGTAAAGATTATACAGTGAATAATTTTTCAGACCAAAGATTCACCATAACAAAAGAGCAGAGTGATAAAATACTATTACTACGAAAATTATAATGAATGAGACAGTATTAAACACATTAAAAGGCCATTTTGGTCGCGACAAAGAGATAGTTCCAGAAACTAACATGCTTAACGACCTAGGCGCGGATGACTTAGACGTAGTGGATATCTTCATGCAACTTGAAGAAGCACTGGGTATAACAATTCCTGAGGAAGAAACTTTTGATGTACAGACGGTACAACAAGTTTTGGATCTAGTCGAGAAGCACAATGTGGAAAATTAAACTATTCTTTTTACTGATCGTCCTTGGAACAGCAGGAGGCGGTGTACTTTATGTCAAAAATCTACAGGCTAACCTAGCCTTATCAGAAGCCAACAATGCTAAATTAGAAGACGGCATCGAAGAACAAAAGAAAGTAATGAAGCAACGCGAAGAAGACTTCAACGCACAAAAGAAAATGTATGCTCAGTTAGACGCAATGAACAAACAACTAGAAAAAGATAAAAAATTCTTAACAACACGGTTTACTAAAACAAACGCAGATGGCCAACGAAGAGACCTTGGCGACTTAGCCGTTAATAGACCAGTAAGTGTAGAAAGGATATTAAATAATGATTGGGACAACATGATTCGTTGTAACGAAATAGCACAGGGCAGTCCATTAACTGAACAAGAAGTAGCAGTTAAACTAAAAACAGATCTAGGCTACAACGCAATGTGTTCCCCTACTGCTAATCCAAACTACGAGGCAAACTAATGAAAAAACTATTCGCACCAATCCTATTAGTACTGCTAGTGTCAGGCTGTTCTTCCATGGGCGTTAAGAATATAGAAATTTTTAAAACTGAAGTAGAAAGAGAACGTCTTAACTTAGATCCTATTAGTGTAGAATCTATGGCTAAGATAGAAGTTATAATCGTATCAAGTAAAAATCAAAGAGAAGTATTTGCTAGACTTGAAGAACAAGGCATTGACCCTGTTATATTTGGTTTTACTGACTTAGGCTGGCAAGCATTACAAATGAATATGCAACTTTCTAACAGTCAATTACAAAAACTTAGATTCCAAGTAGAGCAATACAAAAAATACTACGAAGGAGAGCAGACTAAAGCAGAAACTAAGTCGTCTTTAAGTAGTTTCCTAGACAGACTTTCTGATACAGAATAACTTGACAAACCTGTATAATCCTGTATAATACACTTTATGGATTACTACGAAACCCTAGGTGTTAATCACACCACTCAACCAGATGAGATCAAGAAGGCATATAAAAAACTTGCCTCTAAGCATCATCCTGACAAAGGTGGCGACGAAGCCGAGTTTAAAAAGATCCAAGCCGCATACGAAACATTAAGCGACCCACAAAAGAAACATGAGTACGATAACCCTAGTCCGTTTAGGAATCAAGGTGGTAACCCATTTAACAATCAAGGCAATCCATTTGCTGATATGTTTGGTGACATCTTTCAGAATGGACAACGGCAACAAAGACAACGACCGCAGAACTTTAATGCGGAAACTCATATTGATGTTTCGTTAGAGGATGTATACTTTGGTACTACTAAAAGAATTGATGTTGGTACAGGGCAATTAGATATTCAAGTACCTAGAGGTGTGCGTGATAATACAATATATAACATACCAGGCAAGGCTCCTATACAGGATAATAACTTACCCGCAGGCGACTTACGAGTTAGGCTACAAATTAGTAGGCATCCTACGTTTGGAAGAGACGGGCCTAATCTAATTGGTGCTATTGAAATAGATTATATACAAGCAATTATGGGTACAACAGTAACACTCGATCACATATCGGGTAAGAAATTAGACGTTAAGGTTCCGCCTGGTTCGGCACCGGACTCAAGACTTAAACTTCGTGGGCAAGGATTTATTATGGCTAACAGTGGCATAGTAGGTGACTTCCTAATTTTAATAAAAGTTTGTCCAGTAGAAAACTTGGAGCAACGGCATCAAGATTTGTTACGACAAATTCAACAAGAAAGGAAACGTAACAGTTAAATAGTATTATGATAGATAAAGTATTAGAAGCATCAGTAACACAGGCAATCAACTACGGTCATGAGTATGTAACCATCGAGCATATTGCTCTAGTTCTTTTAGACGAACAAGAGATTATTGATGTGTGTACAGCACTAGAAATTGACGTTAATACATTACGGACTGACCTACAGCAGTACTTAGAAGATTATGAATTTAATAATCTAAAGTCAGAAGCAGGTAGCACAGGCGACCCAAAGAAAACAATGGCAGTTGAACGTGTATTTCAAAGAGCATTTGCTCAAAGTATCTTTAATGGCAGAGAAACAATTAATGCTATTGATGTGCTTGTAAGTATTACTAACGAATTACAAAGTCATGCTAACTACTTTATTGCTATTAACGGTCTAGACAGACAAAAACTTATTGAGCACTTATCTTCAGATACTGCTTCAGGTGAGTTTGGCGATGTAGACTACTTAAAGAATTTAAATATTGAAGCAGGTAACAATCAAATCGATCCTCTCATTGGTAGAGTCGAAGAAGTAACAGATGTTATTGAAGTACTTGCTAGACGTAAAAAGAATAACGTATGTTTAGTTGGCGAACCAGGAGTAGGTAAAACTGCTATCGCCGAAGGCATGGCGTACAAGATTGTACATAAGGATGTACCAGAGATACTATTAGATAAAACAGTTTATCAGTTAGACATTGCTACAATGTTGGCTGGTACAAAGTATAGGGGCGACTTTGAAGAACGTTTAAAAACTGTACTAGAACAAATAGAAAATGACCCTAATGCCATTTTGTTTATCGATGAGATACACATGATAATGGGTGCCGGTAGTGCCGGTGGAAGTAATGTAGATGCGGCAAACATGTTAAAGCCTTTACTCGGTAAGGGTAAACTTTTATGTGTTGGTGCTACTACACCCGATGAATGGGCGACTAACTTTGAAAAGGATCGAGCATTAATGCGTAGGTTCCAAAGACTAGACATATTAGAACCATCTTTAAAAGATACAATGAAGATATGTTTAGGCCTACAGAGTCACTATGAAGACTTCCACGGTGTAACGTATACAAAAGAATTAGTAGAAAGGTCAGTTGAATTATGCGATAGATATATTAAGAACAAACTGTTCCCTGATAAAGCATTAGACGTTATAGATTCCGCGGGTGCTGTAACTAAAATAGCAAAAAACAAAGAAGTAACAATGGAAACTATTCTTCAGCAAGTAGCCAAAATTGCTAAGATGAAAGCAGATGTTATTGACATCGAAGATACAAAAGGATTTAAAACACTAGACAAGGACATTAAATCTAAAGTGTTTGGGCAAGACGAAGCAGTAGATAAACTAGTTGAAAGCATACTAGTTAGCAAAGCAGGACTTAGAGACACTAACAAGCCAATTGGTAGTTTCTTATTTGTTGGTCCTACTGGTGTTGGTAAAACAGAAACAGCAAAGATATTGGCAGAAACAATGGATGTAAAACTAATACGTTTCGACATGTCGGAGTACATGGAAAGACATAGTGTAAGTAAACTGATTGGTGCTCCTCCTGGATACGTTGGGCATGCCGAAGGCGAAATGGGTCAAGGTATGTTGCTATCTGAAGTAGATAAGAATCCTAATTGTATCTTATTGCTAGATGAAGTAGAAAAAGCCGCCCCAGAAGTATTACAAGTATTACTACAAGTCATGGACGACGGTAGGCTAACAGGCGCCACAGGTAAAACTGTAGACTTTACTAATGTAATACTACTAATGACAAGTAACTTAGGAGCCGCAAAACTAGATACTGCTAAGATAGGCTTTGGCGAAAAGACTCACAGTGATGCTGACATACAAGCAACTAAGCAATTCTTTACACCAGAGTTTAGAAATAGGATTGATGCGTTTATTAGATTTAATGTGCTAGGTCCTAAAGAGATTATGTCTATTGTTACTAGAACAATTAAAGACACAAATGAACTACTCAAAGCAAACGATACTAAGATGAAAATTAAACTTACACATGCGGCTAAGAAATACTTAGCAGAAAAAGGATACGATCCTACCATGGGAGCAAGACCATTAAAGAGGCTGTTTGAAGAAGAAGTCAAGAAGCCACTCAGTAAGAAAATATTGTTTGACGAAGCAGTCAGCGGAACTATTACAGTTGATCACAATGTCATTGACGGCATAGTGTTTATACAGAATACAGATGCTTAAGATTACAAGTTTAGATACTATACCTAGTGCTAAAATATTTTACAATTCATATCCTTTTAAAGTTACAGTACATGGCAATCAGTGGGAACACGATGCTATGCGTTTTGAAGAAATATTTAAATGGCTACACGCAAATCTGTATGACACATGGGAAGACACTATTAGAGTTCAACGTAAAAAGTTAAGCATTTATTTTAAAAATCAAATTGATGCTGAGAAATTTGTAGTAGCGTTTGATGACTTAGTAGATGAAGTCCACAGTCCATATAACGAAGCAGTTTATAAAGAAATGCTTAGAGGCGTATTTGACTGTAGGGAGAAACTATACTTTGGTAAATATAGATATAGAGTAGAACTATCAAGGCATTGGAGAAGTAACAACAACGAATCTACAAAGATCGATAGTGTTGTCACTAACTTATACAAGCGGGGTTCTAATAGAATACATCGTAGCCGATCAGGTTATACACATATTGTATATACAAATGAAAAGCATGATATCGCAAAAATTAAACTGGTCCTTAAAAAGGAATCAGTAAAAGACTTAAAAGTCTGTAAACTATATAGTGAAACTATAACGGAGAAATAGAATGGGATTTTTTAATAGAGACAAAGGTTTAGATAGAGAAGCAGTATTTGAACAAATGAAAATTGATGAAGGTGTAGTATACGAAGTATATCACGATCATCTAGGATTGCCTACATTCGGTGTAGGACATCTTGTACTGGAATCAGACACAGAGTTTGGTCAACCAGTTGGCACGCCTATTGACGAAGACAGAGTTAACGACTGTTTTGAGAAAGACTTAGATACTGCTATATCAGAATGTTCAGTGTTGTATGAAGACTTTGATAATATGCCAGGCGAAGTACAAGAAGTACTAGTTAATATGATGTTCAACATGGGCAGACCTAGACTAAGTGGCTTTAAAAACTTTAAGAAAGCACTGGACGAAGGTGACTGGGCAAAGGCAGGTACTGAAGGCAGAGACAGTAAGTGGTACCGACAAGTTACTAACCGTGCTGAAAGACTTATGGCAAGACTAGAAGCAGTATAGCAAACATTCTTTTCAAGACTCAATTAGATAAATACTAATTGAGGACACTATGAGAAGAAGTATTGAAATTTTAGCAAATACCGGGTCTACCATGAATAAGACCGGTGACAAAGCAAAAGCGGATAGTTATTATGGCTATACCGATGGGATTCATTCTGTAAGTATTAAATACAGCAACTTTGTTGGAACAGTCAAACTACAAGCAACCTTGAGCCTCAATCCTGCTGACGCAGATTGGGGAGACATCAAACTTATTACTAAAGCAACATCGAACACTAGTACTGAGATACATACATTCAAAGGTAATTACGTTTATTTAAGGGCAGTTATAGATAGATCTGCTGTTGGAAACGGAGTCGACTACCTTGCCGCTTATGGTGCAATTTCTCAAATATCATTGAGTAATTAATTTTTATCAATTTTTGATAAATACTCAAGTAATAAAGAGTTTAATGGGAAAAATCTATGCCAAACGTAACAGGTGAAAATTTAACATTTAATATAGATAGTATTGCTGATAATCAGATACTAGTATATGATGCCGCACAAGGAGTATTTTTAGCACAAAATAGCCTTGCCGCAGATGCCAATGCCGCAGTAACAGGTGCGTCCAACACAGGAGCATCAGGAATTGGTGTGTTTTCTGCGAAGGATGGAGACCAACTAAAATTTAAAAAGTTTGTAGGTTCCGGCGCAACTACAATAACAGAAGCATCAAATGTCATTACTGTTTCAACAACAGCATATAGTTTACCCACAACATTACAAACAACCGCCACTAACGCCAACTCATTTGTTTACAGAGGAAGAAACTTTGGAGACAATGCTAATATTGATGCGTATGCGGGTGTTTATAATGATGCTAACTATCCAATACATAGTCAGAGCAAAGGATCAGATGCCAAAACAAGATTTATAATTGGTTCAAGTGATCAGACCGATGTTGAGTTAAAATCAGCACATGGTCTAATATTAAGTACTAGTACAGCAGACGGGCACATTGAAGTACGAAGTGCTAACAGTACAGTATTTTACGCAGGCAGTAGTTCAAGTACTACACCAGCATTAAAAATTAATGCTAACAGAAGTTTAACAGTTTCAAATGTATTTACATTACCAACATCAGATGGTACTACTGGACAAGTTTTAAAAACAGACGGTAGTGGTAGCCTTAGTTGGACATCAGTATCATTGTCAGGTGTATCACCGAGTGAACTAACAGCCAACTTAGCAAATTATATTCCTAAGAACGCATCTAGTACACCAGGTACAACACAGGCGTACGACATTGGTAGTTCATCTAAAGTATACTTAAACATTTATGCTAGTAACTTTAAAGGTACAGCCGATTACGCTCTACGAATTGGTACTAGTGGAACTAACTTAGACTATACTACACTTGCTAACATGTCAAACAAAACACTTAACCTAAGTGACTTGGCATCTAAAAGTACAGCAAGAACAAATTTAAGTGTTTACAGTAAAGCACAAGTTGATGCCAATATAGCATCAGCACAATTACAAAATTCTATTAGCCAAGTTAATGTAGTTGGTTCAGCCAACACAATTAATGCCGCAACAGCCACATCAGCAATTAGATTCGAAGGTGGCGATGGTATTAGTTTAAATCAATACACGGCTAACAGTACAATACAAATTTCCAAGTCTGATGCGATAACAGGTACATTTAAGAACTTAGTGTTCGATGGTACTTATGTTGTAGCAGAGACTAACTCAGACACTATGACATTTACCAGTGGTGCTAACATTAGTTTTACACCAAATGCTGGTACTGATAGTGTTGTCATTGACGCAACATTAAATGATGCTTCTATTGACAAATATACAAAAAGTCAAGTTAACACATATATTAGTGCTAACGTTGACGCATTAAGATTTTATAAAACTGTAACAGGTGACACAGGTTCAACATCAGCAAGTACTAAAGATGACACATTTAATGTTATCGGTGGTTCGGGCATAACAACAGCAGTCACAGGCGATACAGTAACAATTACTAATTCAAATCAACCACAAGACTCATTTAAAAATGTAGTAGTGGCTGGGCAAGACGTTATCGTAGCAGAGAATACATCAGACTCGTTAACATTTGAAGCAGGTTCGGGTATTACATTAACAACTGATACATCATTAGATAAAGTTATTATCACTAACTCAGCAGGTGGCGGAGGTGGCGGAGCCACTGAAGCATTTAAAACAGTTAGTGTAACAGGTGGTAATAGTGTAGTAGCAACAGGAACAGGCGAAACATTAACATTTACGGCTGGTGCTAACGCAACAATAACAGCCGACAATGCTTCAAACACAATTACTATCGATGCTACAGCAAGTGGCGGTTCTAAAGGAGCCACTGGAGCAACTGGTAGTGCTGGATCAAATGGAGCAACAGGATCAAAAGGTGAAGTAGGAGCAGGCGGAAGTACTGGAGCAACTGGTAGTGCAGGTGCGGCAGGAAGTACTGGACCGGCTGGAGCGGCTGGCGGCGCAGGTGATAAGGGAGCTCAAGGAGCTCAAGGTACAGCAGGTACAACTGGTTCAGTAGGACCAGCAGGATCAACAGGTTCAGAAGGACCTACTGGACCAGCCGGCAGTACAGGAACAACAGGCGACAAAGGAGCAATTGGCCCACAGGGTACTACAGGTACAACTGGTAGTGCAGGGGCCGCAGGTGCCAAAGGTGAAGTAGGATCAACAGGTGGTGCCGGACCAACAGGACCAAATGGTTCAACAGGACCAGCAGGATCAAATGGATCAAATGGATCAAATGGCGACAAAGGAGCCACTGGAGCAGATAGTACTGTAGTAGGACCAAATGGACCAACAGGACCACAAGGAACAACAGGTGATAAAGGAGCTCAGGGAGCCACTGGAGCAGATAGTACAGTAGTAGGACCAACTGGTAGTGCTGGTGGAACAGGTCCAGCAGGTGATAAAGGAGCTCAAGGATCACAGGGTGCTCAGGGATTACAAGGAACTGCAGGTACAACTGGTTCAAATGGATCAGATGGATCAACAGGATCAAAAGGAGAAATAGGATCACAAGGACCAACAGGTCCACAGGGTTCACAAGGAACAACAGGTAATGCGGGTGGAACAGGCCCAGCAGGAGCCACAGGACCATTAGGACCGCAAGGTAACGTAGGATCAAATGGACCAACAGGTGATAAAGGACAAAAAGGAGAACTAGGTGGCCCAACAGGACCAACTGGTGATAAGGGAGCAACTGGTTCAATAGGACCGCAAGGAGCTCAAGGTAGTACTGGTAGTAACGGTAGCGATGGCGCACAAGGTCCATCAGGTGATAAAGGACAGAAAGGTGATAACAGTACGGTCGCAGGACCAACTGGTAGTGCTGGATCAAATGGATCGGCTGGAGCGGCAGGTGACAAAGGTGACAAAGGTGAAGGTGGCGGTGGTAGTTCAGAAGTATTTAAAACTATTGCTGTATCAGGACAAAGTAGTGTAGTCGCAGACGCGGCAACAGATACACTAACATTAGTTGGCGGTAGTGGTATGACTATTACTACAGACGCTGGCACTGATACTGTTACGTTTGTTTCAAGTGGCGGTGGCGGATCAACCAGACCGGGTACTTATGAAAGATTAAAATTAAACTACAGCACATCAGGTACACTAACAAGTATATCAGATAGCACAGCAGGAATTAACGCAACAACAGTTACAAGTGCCGCAGGTGCTGAAATAGAAGTACAATTTACAGGATTTAGTTATCCACCAATAGCAGTTATGGCTCATGGTTATGATTACAGTAATCACAAATATGTGATGAACGGTGTTGCTGGTGACTGGACAGTTAGAACTGTAGATGGCGGTGGTTCAATAGGCTCTCCAACAGCATTCGGTAGTTTCTCTACTGTGGCTAATGTAGACTTAAAAGTAACGGAAGCCATTACAGGAGCAAGTAGATCGTTTGGAACAAGCACCCATGCTTGGATAACGTTTGTGATGGCGGAGTAGTAACTAATGTCGTATAAGACTAGTCAAGTTGAACTCAATGTACCAAATAAAGTTTTAGGTGTAAGTGTTAGTAGCATTGCAGGTAAAGCCATTTGGGCATATCAAAACGGTTCAGCAGACAGATGGGCATCAGGCGGAGCAAGTCCTAAGAACTATCAATGGACAATATCATTTACTGTAACTTCACAAGATCACGGTTCTCACTTAACAAGAAAAGATAGACAATTTAATGGATTAGACGTAACTGTTGGCGACTGGATAGCAGGTGCTACCACAGGCCAATGTTTAAAAATTACATCAATAACAACTAAAACCGCATCAGCCGTAACAGCGGTTGTAGAAGATGTGGCACGTTACAATACATTTAGAAGTAATGTTGGTAATGGTATATTCGGTACTGGTAGTTGTGTTATATTTACACTAAACGAAAGCGGACATCCAATGCTAGATCCACTACCAAGTGGTATTGTTAGTTCAGACTTTTATGCTAACGTCAATAGTAGATTCCAATACTTAAACCCACAACTAAATTACTTACTAGAAAAAACTGCACACGGTTTTACTATAGGTGATGTTATTGCTGTAGCAGACACAGGTTCGTTTGTTAAGGCTAATGCCGCTCTTGTTAGTAAGGCATTTGGTGTAGTAGTTGAATCGGGTCCAGGACCAAATTCATTTATGGTATCACCAAACAACAGAATTATAGACTTCGTACCAGCAATACCAGGTAACGCAGGAGACTTTATTTACGCAGATACAGATGGAGACTTAACTACAACTGACACTGGTAAGATAATGTTTTTAAAAATAGCAAATGCTATAGAAACAAATACTATTGGTTCAGCAATTAATCCAACAATAGCAGACGGCACAACAGTTATATTTAATAGTGTTAGTCATACGTTTAACGGAGCAGGATTTAGTAGCACGTTAACTGAATCAGTAAGTCAGATAAACGCACTTAGTGGTACAAGTATAGTAGCAAGTACAACACCGGCACCAACAACAGTAAATTCAAGTGCTAGTGGTACTGCTTACGGACTAGTAGGTGGATACACTAACTTTAGTGCTATCTTTAATGGAGGCAGTGGTAATACTACTGTAACTTTTACAACTAATGCCGCGGGCAAGGCCGCTTATGGTATTGACGTTGCTATTCCAGAAGACATGGCAACTGATATTAATGCCGCAAGTATTCCAAACTTAACAGCAACATTTACAAGTAGTGTGTTAACACTCACAGAAGCAAACGGTAATGCTATTAATATATATACTGGCACAGATGATGCCAATGGTAATCCTTATGTAGGATCAAGTAATGTGTCAGGATTAAAAGCATCCACAGTAGCAAGTACAGGTAACAAACTTAAACTTGCTCGAGCAGATGGCGGACCTATTAATATATTTGATAACACAGGTAATTTTGAAAACGGCTTTGGTGTCTATAGTGTACACAATGGTATGTTTCCATTAGCAATGAATGTAGAGCAAGGTATAAGAGCCGCAAGTATTACAGTGGTTGCAACCATAGCCTCTAGAAACTCATTATCACCAGCAACAGGTGACCAGGCTTATGTACTAGATAACGGTGTAGGCGAATGGGCCTTATACTTATATGATGGTAGTGCTTGGACTAAGGTAAGTGACCAAGATAGTGCTAATACCGACGCACAGACGCTTACGTTGAACGTAACAGCACCAATTAGCGGGTTCGGTAACAGTCAAAACTATGACTTAGGTAATGTATCACCGGGTGGTAAAATACAAAGTGTTAGTTTAGATGTACACACAGCATTCACTGGTGGTTCATCAGATGCTACAATTGAAGTAGGTACTACTGGAGACACTGATCTCTTACATGGACCAGACGACAACGACCCAGGTTCAGTAGGTGGTTACATTAGTAATCCAGAATACATATGGCCAACAAGCAACACAGCAGAACTAGAAATAAACTTACGAATAAATCATAATGCCGCAACCGCTGGCAATGTTACTGTCAAAGTAACATACATTTAATTAAAACAACCTAACACCATAATTTCTGGCCCAAACGATAAATATAGTTACAACACATCGTGACAGTACACATTATTCCGGAACAATGTAAAAATTGTATGAGGATTGAATAACCTCAACTAAAACTCCAAGGAGAGAAATAAAATGGCAGATGTAAAGAATTTTGGTCTAAAAGGAGTTTCCAACGACGTTCAACTAGGTAAGAGTGGCGGAAGATTTAAGTGGGTAAGTGCGAGTGATCGTTACGAATTTACTGGATCAGACGGTTCAACTCTTAAGGCAATTAGAGCCGCCAACGTGGATGTTCAAGGAACACTACTTTCAAATGACATCACATCAACTAGTATCTCAATTAACGGCGACGCCACCATCACTGGTGATTTAACTGTTAACGGTGCTACTACTACTGTCTCATCAACAAACACAACTATTGCGGATTCATTGCTAGAACTAGCAACGGGTACAACTGGTACGCCAGCAAACGACGTCGGTTTAGTAATCGAACGTGGTGACAGCAATAATGTATTTATTGGTTGGGACGAAAGCGAAGATAAAGTAAGAGTCGGAACAGGAACCTTTACAGGTTCAAGTACTGGTTCTTTAACAATGACAGTTGCTGATTTTGAAGCGGCTGGCATATTGGGCTCATCTTTCACAGGCGCTTCTGGTGCATCAGTTACTGAATTTAGTACTGACGGAACACTAGCAGGCAACAGTGATACAGCAGTCCCAACAGAAAAAGCAGTCAAAACATACGTCGACGCAGTCGATACTGACGACGTAGCAGAAGGTTCAACTAACCAGTATTACACGAATGCGAGAGCAGACGCTAGAATTACTAACGCATTAATTGACGAAGACAACATGTCTTCTAATAGTGCTACTAAGTTACCTTCACAGCAATCTGTAAAAGCATTTGTAGATGGTTCAGTATCTACTTTAAACACAGCAATAACAACGGCTAACAGTGGACTGAAAGCCTACGTTGATGCTTTGGATAGAGACGATGACCTAGCATTTACAGGTGACGACGCAACTGGCAGAACTTTAGACTTAGATAGTGCTACATTAACTATCGCAGGTGGAACTGGTATAACATCAGCCTCCGGCGCAAGTAGTGTAACATTAGGTCTAGATAATACAGCCGTCTCAGCAGGCGCATATGGCTCAGCAACTTCTGTTGCAACTTTCACAGTTGACGCACAAGGAAGATTGACAGCGGCAGGTACAGCCTCCATTGCTACATCATTGACTATCCAGTCTGATGACGCATCGGATAATACTGTAGCATTAGCAACTGACAAACTTAAACTATTAGGTGGAACAAACATTACTTCAACCAACACAGCGGATGACGTAACGTTTAACTTGAATTCAAGTCTTACTAGTTTAACAAGTGTTACTTCAACAACATTAACAGACGGAACTGCAAGTTTAAATGCTGGTAGTTTAACAGGTGCTGTTAACGTAACTGCTTCAGGAATCGTATCATTTGGTACTTTAACTGACAGTGGCGAAAGTATTGCTGTAACTAAGTTTGTAGACGAAGCAGAAGGTATTGCAAGTTCAGATAATGATACTTCATTACCAACTTCAGCGGCAGTCAAAGACTATGTAGATAATAACGGTGGTGACGGACTTACACTTAGAGCAAGTTTCACAGCAGATAGCAGTGACGCAAACTTTGATTGTGGTACAATACCTAACGTATCAGGAAGAACATATTACGCAAGTAGAGTTGTTCTAAATGTTACTACAGCATTATCAGGTGGTTCAATTGATGGTATGATTGTAAAAGATAACGGTGGTAGTGGTAATACACTAGTAGCGGCTACTTCAACAGATATCGCAGTTGGAACTTATGTAATTGATTTACCATTCGCAAGTGCACTCACTAAGAACGCGACAGTACAAGTACAATTTGTACAGTCAAATGGTTCTACCTCAGCAACCCCTACAGCAGGTGTTGTTATAGGCGTGGTTGAATACAAGTATGTATAATTGATGTATGGATTTGATTTAGACTAATCAAAAACAAACGGAAAAAGCACTCTTCGGAGTGCTTTTTTTTGATAAGTAATTCGTATGCTAATCATTGATTACGACAGACAACTAACTTTATTTGCTCCAGGCAAGTGTGGCTCTACAGCACTAGCATATAACTTACAGCATTTAACAACTGAACCTAACGAGTTCTTTAGAGCCCAACGATTAAAGGTGATATCCAGTAACACTATACCAGCACAGATACAAGACCTGTTGGAGAACAAAGAGTTTTATTACTCATTGCCTATTGCTGATTCATATCTAATGTTTAGAAAGTTATACACGCAACCTAACTTTAAGCATTATGTATTTTGTAGAGATCCTGTTGACAGACGTGTTAGTGCGTTTGAAACATTAATAAGTTGGTTCCTGCCTGACATGTGGGAAAAGTATCATAACAACGAAGTAACTCTAGAGGAGTTATGGTCACAAGCATGTGAGTTAACCGACTACGATTATCATGCTGGACATTATTTAAATAAAATTAAAAACTTAGATTGTGTGTTTACAGATATTAAAAACATTAATAATATTATACAAGAGTATTACAATATAAAAGCAAAGCATGTGCCTAGTGTTCCGTTCTGGACTAAAGGCATTGATTTAGAATCCAGAAAATACACAGATTATACACGCGAGTCTGATCCTGAACAATGGGATAAAACACAATTAGAAATAACACGTTTTAGATCAGAATGTGCTGTTAAGTATAACACTTTACTAAAGAATAACAAACTAGACATAGAGGTAGAGTTATATAATTCACTTGACATATCCTAACTAATCCTGTATAATATGCAATTATAGTGAGGACAAGACAATGAGAAATAACAAAGTAATATTAACAGACTGCGATGGCGTATGTCTAGATTGGGAAGAAGGCTTCAGCATTTGGATGGAGCATCACGGACATGAGAAAGTCGAAGGCGCACAGTTCATGTACAGCATTGGTGATAGGTATGGCATTAGCCGTAACCAAGGTCATAAATTAGTTAAGCAGTTTAATGAAAGTGCCGCAATAGGCTTCTTGCCTCCACTGAGAGACGCACAGTATTATATGAAACTGCTACATGAAAAGCATCAATATCACTTTGTAGCAATTACAAGCCTAAGCAAAGATCCTTATGCTCAACATCTAAGAGAACGTAATCTTAACAAACTAATGGGCGATGCGTTCAAAGAAGTAGTATGTTTAGACACAGGTGCTGACAAGGATGTAATACTACAAGAGTACGGTAAAAAATACCCTGGAGCATACTGGATTGAAGACAAGCCACAGAATGCTGATTGGGGTACAGACGCAGGTCTCAAGGCTATTTTAGTCGAGCATGGACACAATATGGACTACACAGGTGACGCTACAGTAGTTAAAAATTGGGAAGAAATCTACCATTTAATTGTAAATTAGGTTGACTTCTGCCACGAAATGTGGTATAATATGCACATAGTTTAACAAAAAGGTAGGAGTTTTATATGAACATGATAGAGATTAAAAGAGCAATTAGAACAGGTGATTTCACCCTAGCAGAACTTAATGAGTTAACATCATTTGTTAACACGGTTAAGACACTTAACGCAAAGGGTAGCATTTCAGTTGGTGATAATGTTTGGGTAGTACAAAAAACAAAACGTACTCCAGGTATAGTTACCAAAGTGAATATCAAGAAAGCAGTCGTTGATATGCGTGGCCGTTCTTACAATGTTCCATTGAGCATGATCGAGGCTGTTTAATGAAAGTACAAAAAATAAAAGCACCTTCGGGCAAGTGGTTTGAAGATCAATTTAATTTAAAAGATCTTCTTACCTTGTCTATTGCTGTTAATCGAATTAACGGTGGATACATCAAGAAGGATGCTATGTACGAAAAAGACGAGGACGGTGATGCTGAGAAGTTACCTAACTTGTTTATTATCAATAACACAATGGGTATTGAAAAGTTCAAGAGCAAAAGCATTGAGCATTCACTTACTAAGTATTACCCTACTGTTGATGTCATCGATGACGACTATACTAATGTCGATCACATGGTAAGGTATTTTAAAGGACTAAGTCTTAAAGCAATCAAAAGAAGCATCAGTGACTTTGAGCAAACAATTTTAGGCCTAATCAGCAAAGAGTATGTCCAGTACAAAGACGTAGGTGTAATTGCTAGTTTACCTAATGTGTATGCTAACGGTCAGAAGCAGAAAGCATTTAATAAAACAGAAAAGCAACTTGCTAAAGATAGCAAACATGTTGGTGAACTGAATACTAGAGGATCATTTTCTTTAGAGTTTATACATGTTAAGTATATTTGGAGAAGTGCTAGTTACTTGTTTGTTGCTAAAGACAGTGACGCAAATCTTGTTAAATTCTTTTCATCACAAGTTGGACAGAAGAAAGGCGATACCGCTACCATTACTGGTTATGTAAAAGACCACACCATAGGCAAACAGTCAGGTGGTCCGGAAACTTATCTTAATAGAGTGAAATTCGTTACGCCTTCGTAACAATCATATAAACCATCGTGCGTTCCATATGGTCCGCTTCAAGTGTTAGATCAGGGCATGAATGCCAGCCACGGCTACCACGTGGTAATATGTATGCTTGGTTAGGTACATAAGGCATTTGTAATCCCTCTTTCACTAACGTGCTATCCTCACCAAAACATGGATCTAGTCCTTCATCAATTGCCTGATTGTATTCGCAATCAACCTCCCAAAACCTAGTACCAGTATGAGCAAATTCGTTGTCTGTTGCTAGACAATGTTGATATGTATAATAGTATGCCGGACTATCAACATGTACATCACTGATGCCGTTGGTGTTATCGTCTTGCCACATCAATGGCTCCCCAAGAATAATGTCCTCGTGGAGATCGAACCTTGATTGTATTGCATCATTGACTAATTCATTCTTCCAAGTTGTGTCTCTTGCTATTTGAATCCAGTGTGGGTGCTGTTGATCTGGTCCTATATGATAGTTCTTTCTGCCTGTTATTTCAGGTGCCCGCCAATCAGTTAATGCCTGTACTTCTTCCATTACATTGGCATACAATTCAGGATGCATAAATTCTGTAACATTCATTACAAACATCTTATCGGTGTCGATAAGCGGAGTATTCATAATCTTGTCTACTGTATAGTATGTATATTCTTTACTCATACATATATTTATGGAAAATGATAAATATAGTTAAGTCCATATTGGATTTGACTAGACTTTAAGTTTAGACTAGCATTACTGCTAGACAGGTTATATATCGGAGAGCAACGAATGGCAATCATTATGAATGCCAAAGGCACCTCGCAAAGTAGTTTTAGAATTGGAAGACGTGGTTCTAGAATATACGGGACATCTGACGCCCCTAGTGACGTTAGTGCAATCTCAACAGGAGACCTTTGGTTCGATTCTAGTAATACATTACTAAAAATAGCAACGGTGAGTGGCGAAAGTGTCACATGGAATCTGCTTGACGCAGGTACAGTAGACGGTGTTAATAGTACAAGTTTTGCAAGAGTTGACCAGGCATCTACATTTAGTGATGATGTTGTAATATCAGGTAACTTAACAGTTAATGGTACACAGTCAATAATCAATACAGAAACTCTCAATATAGCCGATAACGAAATTGTCTTAAACAGCGACTTAGCATCAAATCAACAAGCCACAGCAAACGCAGGCATACTTGTAAACAGGGGTGCTGAAAGTAATGTGTTTATACGTTGGGACGAAGATGAAGGTGAATGGACAGTTAACGGTGATACGTTAAGTGCTGGTACATTCATTGGTAATTTAAGTGGTACTGTAACAGGTAGCATTCAACCAAATGGCGCGGCAAATACTGTTAAAGCAAATACAATAATCGTCACTGGTGGTACATCATCTGCCAAGTTTGGAGACAACAATAAACTAAACTTTGGTACTGGTAACGACTTACAAATATATCATGATGGTAGTAACAGTTACATCGACGATGCCGGCACAGGATCTATAAGATTAAGATCGGGTGCCTTTACAATAACTAACTTAGCAGGTAGTAAAACATCAGCAATATTTAGTTCCGGTGGTGGACAACAATTAAATCATAACAGTAGCATAAAATTTATTACAACTGCTACAGGTATAACAGTTACAGGTACTGTTAATGTAAACGGTGCTTATAGTTTTCCTACTAGCGATGGTAGTGCTAACCAAGTATTAACAACAAACGGCTCCGGTGGAGTAACATTTACGACACCTAGCACAACTAATATTACTGAAGGTACTAACAAGTACTACACAGACGCTAGGGCAGATGCTAGAATAACAGCAACACTAATTGACGAGGATACCTTGTCATCCAATAGTGCTACTAGACTTCCTTCACAGCAATCAGTCAAAGCATACGTTGATGCTAAAACGTTACCACCAGCAGGAAGCAACACGCATGTACAATACAATGATGAGGGAGTACTTGGAAGTAGTGGCTCATTCACATATGATGAAGCAGAAGCCAAAGTAACAGTCGGTGGTACTGTATCATCAATCTTATTCGAAACCGTAAGTGATTACGGAGCAATTTCAACCACAGCAACAGATAGTGTTGACTATGGTAATTTAACAGAATCAGTTACAGCATTAGTCAACAGCGACTATGGTGTAGTTGAAAGTAGTGGAGGACCAGTTGAGTTTCCACGATATACAGTATCAGGGGTTCCTGATGCTTCTGCCTACATAGGGCACATGATTTATGTGTCAAATGAAAATGGTGGTCCAATAATGGCATTTAGCGATGGCACTAGTTGGAGACGAGTAACAGACAGAGCAGTCATAAGTTAGTAGGAGAACATAAATGGCAGAGGAAAGTAATACAGCGATACATCATCCCGCTGACACAAATGGTGATGGAAAAGTTTCAAAGGCCGAAGAAGCAATGTACATGGAGTTCAAAAGAAAAGAACTCGAAGATGCTGATGCGATGCGTGATGCTCAAAGAAGCATGACATGGTTTGCGTTAGGCGGATTATTATTATATCCATTTGCTGTGGTATTAGCATTATTGGCAGGGTTAGATTCAGCAGGTGCTATACTTGGTGATATGGCCGCTACATACTTTGTAGCAGTTGCTGGTATTGTAGCCGCGTTCTTTGGTTCACAAGCATATAGTAAAGGTAAGTAAGTAATATGGTAGATAAGGTTAGAAAACACTTTGTAAGAATCGTCACAGAGAACGAAATATCACGTGCTGATATTGTCGACTTTTTTGATATTGTTCAAAGTGTAACACCAACAAAAGTGTTTTCATCCTTTGACGGAGGTGGTAACAAAGTTAAAGCAGAAGTTATCCACTATGAATCAGACGACGTGCAAGTATACGAAGTACTTACCCAGGAAGACATATCGGCACAAGAAGGTACGCAAATTGCGGATATACTTGCTGACGAACTTAACGTTGAAAATTGGGATTTCGAAGCCAGCACAGAAAACTAATGATTGAACTAAAAATAGGTGTTTTCTCGCCTGTTAGTAATTTAAGTAATGATGTAAAGCACAACCAATTCTATGGTGGGCGAGAAGTAAGAACTATAGAGCAAGAGCCTAACTTACATCTTAAAGGCTATCATTACAATAGACATGCCTTACACTATGAACCCAACACAACATTCTTATTAAAAAAATACCTACCCTTTCTAAATAGATATCATCGCATCAGTGTTGATAAAATACTTATTGATCATGTAAGTAGTTGCGACATTATTGTCATTGAGTACACACAACTAAGGTACTTGACTATAGAGCATTGTAAAGCACTACAAGGGTCCGTAGTGCTGTTTGATGACGTAGACGAAGCATATGACAGCGATGTTTTGTTAAGTGAGTTTAAAGAGGTGTTAAATGACAAAGGTATAGATACTTCAAACTTTGGTGTTATACATAATCAGGACTTAAACTTTTGGTTACTCAATAGAGTAGACGCTACTAGTAATGTTGGTTACTTAGGCACAGATGATTTTAAAAAAGTATACAGCGACAAGCATATAACATCGCAATTCAACCAAGAGAAAAATAAAAACTTTATAGCATGTTTAGGTGCACCCCATAGGCAATACCGCATGGATTTCCTAAACTACTGTATTGATAATAACATAGATGACAACTATATATCTATCGGCGATGCTCCAATGCTGGGGAATGCCAATTGGCGCGAACGACTCAAAGACCATATTAAAGACTTAGCAGAAAAATACACACTAACTGAATACCCACATGAATATTTCTATAATATGAATAGGTGGAAAACCACTGTATATAATAATAGTTACTTTACAGTAATACCAGAAACAGCATACGGTGGTAAAGAGGATTGTACATTTGATTACCTTGTAACAGAAAAAACATATACACCAATGATATACGGACATCCATTCATAAGTTTTGATGCGCCGGGTAACCCTAACTACTTACAAGATTTAGGCTTTGAACTGTTTGATGAAATACATGACCCGTATGATAATCAATTTGACAGCATTTGTTCTAGTGTTCTTAACTTTGACAGTGAGTGTATTGACAACAACACATTAGAAAAATGTATTCACAACAGTAATATTTTATATAGTCACCACATAATTTTAGACGAATGGGAACAATTTTTACAAAAGTTCTTGACCTAGCCGTAATTTGATGCTATACTAACTATTCCAAATAAATATATGTAGGAAACAAATTTATGGCATTTAATAAAACATTTAATACAGAAGAAGTCGCAAGGCTTGACAAATTAATCAAAGAAGGTGATCAAGTTCTTTATGAAGTTGATTCACTACAAGTAGGTTTAAGAGAGACAGTGAAAGCAATCGCTGAAGAAATGGATCTCAAACCTGCTGTACTTATGAAAGCGGTTAAAGTTGCTCACAAGGCATCGTTTACTGATGAGTACGATAAGTTCGACGCACTAGAAACTATTTTAGCCGCCGTCGGTAAAGACAAATTATAAACAACACTTAACTGAAAAATAGGTTGACAAAACAGATCTATCTGTTATACTGTGCAATATGAATCTGACTAAAGACAAAGTACATTTATTCGATATGCCGTGGACTGAAGATGCGGACTACGAACATATATATGAAGAGCGATTACATGATGCGATGATACCATTCTTTAGTTTTAAAAACACTACATTTAGTAAAGTGGTTGACTTTGAAAGCAGTTACAGACCTACTGCTAGTGTGTACGCACAATTTATATCAGAGGCAAGTCAAATGAAGTTTATGCTAAAGTTTTCAGATCAGATAAATGATCTAGACTACAAGAGGAATTGGTAATTGAGTTACGTTGACGCAGTATTTGATCAAAAAAACGGCATTGTTCGTGTGGTAGAACGCACTAAGAGTGGCGAAAGAAAGATCATTGATCATCCTATGCGATACTATTTTTATATAGATGATCCAAAAGGCAAAGAACGTAGCATCCATGGTAATCCTGTCAGTAAGGTCGTAGCATCTAACTGGAAAGACTTTAAACGTAATACCGCATTATATCAAAATAGACAAACATACGAAAGCGACATTAAGCCTGTTAACAGAGTGTTGGCAGAACAGTACTTAGGCGAAGAGGCTCCTGCCTTACATAAGTGCTTCTTTGATATTGAGGTAGACTTTGATCCAGAAGAGGGTTACAGTTCACCTGAAGATGCGTTTACACCTATTACTAGTATCAGTGTATACTTAGACTGGATGGATCAAGTTATTTGTGTAGCAGTTCCGCCTAAGACATTAAACTGGACACAGGCACAAGAGATAGCAAAGAAGGTAGGCAACACTATACTGTTTAAAGACGAAGCAGGTATGCTAGATGCGTTCTTGTCGCTTATTGAAGATGCTGATGTGCTTAGTGGCTGGAACAGTGAGGGTTATGATATCCCTTATACTGTTAATAGAATCATTAAGGTACTTGGCAAAAGCGAAACAAGGCGTCTATGCTTACTAGATAAGAACGTAGTTAAACGTGAATACATCATGTATGGCAAAGACACACAGACATATGACTTAGTTGGTCGTGTACACTTAGACTACTTACAACTTTATAGAAAATATAACTATGAAGAACGTCACAGTTACAGATTAGATTACATTGGCGAAATGGAAGTTGGTGAAAAGAAAGTTCCATACGAAGGTAGTTTAGATAGACTTTATAATCATGACTTTGAAATGTTCTTAGAATATAACATACAAGATACAATGTTGCTTAAGAAGATTGATGACAAGTTACAGTTTATTAGTCTTGCTAGTGAAATAGCACATCAGAATACAGTTTTACTTCCAGTAACAATGGGAGCGGTACAAACAATTGACTCGGCTATTATCAACGAAGCACATAGACGTAACATGGTTATACCAGATAGGAAACGAGGCAAGGACTCCGATAACCCATGGGGGCATACAGTAGCAGGTGCCTATGTGGCATTCCCTAAGAAAGGCATACATCAGTGGATAGGATCAATGGACATTAACTCCTTGTATCCTAGTGTTATTAGAGCATTGAATATGGCACCCGAAACAGTAGTTGGGCAACTTAGACAAGAGTATACTAACTCTGAAATTAAGTCAAGCATACAACTAGACAAGAAATCGTTTGCTGATGCGTGGGCTGGCAAGTTTGGCAGTAATGAATACGAACTAGTAATGAGCAAAGACATTGATAGGCCGATTGTATTAGATTTAGAAGACGGAACCGAAGTTAATGTAACAGGTGGCGACGTGTATAACATGTTGTTTAACAGCAAAGAGCCTTGGTGTATTAGTGCTAATGGTACAATCTTTAGAACAGACGTACAAGGTGTTATTCCAGGACTGCTAGAGCGTTGGTACAGCGAAAGACAGCAACTACAAAAGAAAAAGAAAGAAGCAACTGACCCGGCTGATATAGCCTTTTGGGATAAGAGGCAGTTGGTTAGAAAGATTTTACTTAACAGTACATACGGTGCTATTTGTAATCCAGGTAGTAGATTCTTTGATCATAGGATTGGACAATCAACTACACTTACTGGTAGAGCAATTACTAGACACATGGGTGCTGAAACAAATAAGATGATGACTGGTAGTTATGACCATACAGGCGATACTATTGTGTATGGCGACACTGACTCTGTATACTTTAGTGCTGACACAATCAGCAAAGAACAAAATTTAGAATTAGATATGGATAGTGCTATCGCACTTTATGATAACATATCCGATACAGTTAGTGATTCGTTTCCAAAGTTTGCCAAGCAGGCATTTAACATTCCAAAGTCATCAGGTGATATATTAAAAGCAGGTAGAGAAGTAGTTGGTAGAGCAGGCTTGTTTATTACCAAGAAGCGTTATGCGATTAATGTACTGGACATTGAAGGGTACCAACCACCGGGTGGTAAACTAAAAGTTATGGGTCTAGATATTAAAAGATCTGATACGCCTGAGTTTGTACAAGACTTCTTAAGTGACGTATTAACATTAACACTAGATGGCGGTACAGAAAATGATGTACTAGCAACTGTAAGAGAATTTAAAAACGGTTTCAAAGTAATGGACCCTTGGATGAAAGGAATGCCAAAGAGGGTAAACAACCTAACACATTATACAGAAGCATACAACAAAGCATTTACTATGAATAAGAGTGCTAGTCTGTATAAGTTAGAGAAACTAAAAGATGAGAACACTAAGGTAATGATACCTGGACATGTTAGAGCAAGTATTAATTGGAATAACATGTTATTAGCAAATAGTGATGCCTACAGTATGCCAATTACTGATGGTATGAAAGTGATTGTATGTCGACTTAAGAGTAACAATATGGGTTATACCAGCATTGCTTATCCTACAGACGAATTACAATTACCAGATTGGTTCAAAGAAATGCCTTTTGACGAGGACGCAATGGAAAAAGCAGTCATCGATAAGAAGGTAGAAAACTTATTAGGTGTGTTAAAGTGGGATCTGTCAGCGACAGACACTACTAGTACATTCCATAGTTTGTTTGAATTCGATGATTAAGATGGTCGTTAGGTATCAAACGGCCAGGATTTATAAACTTTTTAGGCGAAAAGACCTAAATAATTACTTTACACAAAGAGGTGACAAGAGATGATAAAAGATATTTTTAAAGACGTGTTAAGGCATACCCATGCTTTAGGCTTCATTGAAATGGTTAAAATTACAGGTACTACAGAAGGTACTGAGATTGAGGCGATGGACGCAGATAAAACTGTTATTCTAAAAGGCAAACTACACAACCCTGTAGCAGACTTTGTAGATCAAACAGTTGGTCTAAGCAGAATGAGTGTACTAGACGGCTACTTAAAGTTTCCAGGGTTTGGAGATGAAGGTAGTAACGTTGAAGTAAAGACTCAAGAAAGAAATGGTAATGACATTCCAGTAGAAATTAGTTTTTCTAGTGCTGAAGGTCATACAGGTAGTTACAGATTTATGTTAGCAGATGTTATTAATCAGCAACTGAAGTCTGTTAAGATGAAAGATATTCCATGGGATGTCAGTATTCAACCTACGCAGAAGAACTTAAAGGACTTAGGTTACTTCAATGGTGTGTTAGGTGGATTTGAACCTGTGTTCTCCCCAAGTACCAAAGACGGTGCTTTATTCTTTAGCATTGGCGAAGGTGCTGGAGACAAAAGTAAACTACCTATCAACAACAATGTTGAAGGCGAACTGTCAGGTAACTGGAAGTGGGAAATTGATAAAGCATTAAGTATTTTAAGACTTAGTGATAGTGCTAATTGTACTGTAAGTTTTGCTAATGCTGGAGCAATGCAGATTGTTATTGACAGTGGCTTAGGCGAGTACACATACATTTTACCAGCAAAGAGTTAGAACATGACAGTAGATCTAGGAAAGAAGCATCAGGATTGGGCAGTATACTTACCTGCTATTAGTGGCTTCTATGTAACACAATTACAAAAGATGGCGACTAATCCAACAGAATGGAGATGCCCGGCAGGCTTTGAGAAAGGTACTGCTGGCATGAACTTCCTAGACCCGGAAGATAGTTATTACTTTTATCCATGGGGACTATACTCAGGTGGTCACGCACAGTTAGATCCTGTAAAGAGTGATGAACGTGAGCCAATGATACAAGGCAGAGACCGTAGCCAAACAATGATACTTGGTGACTCGGGTGGATTCCAACTTGCTACTGGTGTTATTAAAATGGACTGGAGCAATGCTAAAGATCCTAATGACCCTGTTAGAACAGCATTCTGTAATAAGATACTTACATGGCTAGAGCATACAGCAGACTGGAGTATGACACTTGACGTTCCGGCGTTTGCGGCAGTAGGCAAACTGAGCGAAAGAACCGGACTAACTGAATTCCGAGATACATTAGATATTAGTTTATTAAATTTAGACTACTTTCTAAGAAATAGAAACCCAGGTGCTACTAAGTTCCTAAATGTACTAAGTGGTAGCAATGAAGAAAATAGCAAAGAATGGTATGAGGCTGTAAAGCATTTTTCTAATCCAAGTTTTGTGCAAGAAGCATACGGTGATGAGAACAGAGCCTTAGAAGGTTACGCATTCGCTGGTATCAATATGAAACACATGCATAGTGTGTTAAGTAGAATATTAGATCTTAGAGACGATGGACTACTTGAAGGAAAGGATTGGATTCACTTCTTGGGTACTGGACGCCTAAATTGGGCATGTCACCTCACCAGTATTCAAAGACAGTTAAGAAAACATGATAATCCTAATGTTACAGTATCGTATGATGCGGCATCACCTTTTGTTAATACAGCATATGGTCAGACCTACACACATAATGAGTTTAGAGCAAAGCGATTTGGATACTTTATGGATAGAGCATTCGATAACAAAGACATGAAAGGTTCTACAATGCCTATGCCTTTTGCTCATTCCCCTATAATGGAAAGACTTACTGTCGGCGACATCTGTGTTTTAGGACACGGTGATACAAATAGAAATGGTAAAGAATGTACAACTAGTTGGGACACCCTTAGTTATGCTCTTTACATGGGTCATAGTGTTTATAATCATATTACAGCAACACAAGAAGCAAATAGACTGGCTGATATGGAAAAATATAGAACACCAACACATTGGAAGAACTGGAAAAAGGTTAAAGGCAGTAGTGTAAGCAATGAAACATCACCTTATGTACCCGGTACCATACTTATGTTTGATAGTTTTGCCGAAGAAGTATTAGACCCAGCAAACACTAACGCAAGACAAATGCTAGAAGATGGTAGAGAGTTCTTAAAAGAAATTAGTTTCTCAGATGGTAGTGCTGAACAATCAACGTTTGGTTCTTTGTTTGAAACTGACGAATACGACGCTGGTGACAGCGAAATGGACATGCAAGAAGACATAATGAGGGCAGACTTTGACGGAGAGTAAAACAGTATACAGTGGTACTTATACACACGAAGGACATGACGTGAACTTTGAAGTAACTGATACAGGTGTAACAATCATCGAAACCAAGGATGGTAAAATACAAGCACCGATGGATTTTAGTGTAAGGAAAGCAACATTCTTTCAAGCACAATTAGTTGAATGGGGTTACATTAGTTACTAATGAATACGCAATCACTAGTTGTTGAAGATAAGCCAGTACTAATTGTTGATGACTTTTTCAGCAAAGAAATGTGTAGCGACTGGCTTAGATATTATATGAAAAGTGGTTTTGTATTAAGTGCTGTAGAGAATCCTTATCCAGACGCAGAAGGGGAAAGTTCTTTTTACTTTACAAAAGGATTGACCAAAGAAGATATTGAAGATGTATTTAAGATGTCAACTACAATACTTCCTTATGTAACAAAGTGGAATGAAGAACATGGAACAGATTTTAAATACACAGATTGCGTAAGATGTCATGTTAATCTCACACAAGAGTGCGATACTTTTGAAGGGCATGTTGATCATCTTACAAAAGATATTTTAATATTTCTTTGGTTTGGTAATCCATATTTTAAAGATGAAGGCGGTGGCTTTTATTTAGGAGAAGATAGAGCAACACTAATTGAGCATAAGTTTAATAGATGTGTTATATTCCCAGGTACCCTATTTCATCAAATACAACAAGTAATTAATAAAAGCGAAGTAAGATTATCAGTGTACATTGGATTTCAGAAGCAGGAAGGAAAAGAAAAAGATTTATACTTTGACCCTTCTCAATTGAAAAACGCATTACACAAAGATTCATTTGTTATGGAAAAATTAAAAAAGCAATTACACACAGATTTTGGAATAGGTAATTAAGATGGATAGAGAAGGTCACGTGGATACAAAGTTTTTTATAGGCACAGAAGTAGAGCATACTCCTGCTTATGGTCAAAGGACGTTATTTGTAGTTGGGTATCAGCCCAAAGAAGAAATACTTGCTAGAGCATTAAACAATGCTTGTCCGCATATTTACTTAGGAGCCAATCAAAGTTTCCATCCTAAAGACGCAGAAGCATGGGCGGCTTGGGATACATTACTTAATGACATGCTCAAGGAAGGTATCTGGTTAACACTAGACTTTGATGTAACATTAGCAGAACAAGTACTGGAATGCGGTATGACAGAGTACGCAACATTCATACCAATGATAAGTGTTAAGTTGCCATACATGAATCAGTTCAATTACAATACTACTATTAAACTAGATGACAAAGACTTTAAGGCAACAAACCCAGGTGTATGGTGTCATAGTTTACATGATTTACAAACAAGAGAGACATTTACAGATTGGACCAAATACACAAAAGACGAGGTTATAGATTAATGTTGACTACATGGATTTTGTTTGCGGCACTAACGTTTGTTAACGTAGCAGTATATGTAATGATACAGATGTTCTTTGAAGGACATGAAGCATTTACAGAAATAGAAAAAGGTTGACATTAGCCACAAAAAGTGATATAATAGTAGATAATGAGGATAGAGAGATATGATAGAAGATAACGGTTTAATTAATAATAGTATTCGTAAATTGTTTTACATGGGACTAGAGTCTTATGAAGCAAGGTACACACTTCAGTTACAGGAATGGAACGAACGTGTTTTTAAAGAGTACGGGTTAGACTACGAAATTATCGAAGGTGAAGAACTTGATAATAGTAAAGCAATCGTTACAGGTAGTGTGTTAGACGCACATGGTAGAAGTTATTACAGTCTAAGTCAAACAATGAACTTAGTACAAAAAATGAAGAACGGTGAAATAACTAGTGATGATGTTATCTTTTATGAAGATATGTACACACCTGGTTTAGAATGTTTACCGTATATCATGGATCAGTCCCCACCGGAGTACAGACCTAAAGTATTCCTTAGATTCTTAGCACAAACAACAGACCCAGATGACTTCTTAATTAGGGAAGGTATGTTTGACTGGATGCGTAGATATGAACAAATGGTAGATGAATTTGTTGATGGCATCTGTGTAGCCTCAGAGGAGTTTGTAGCACATTTAAGAACAGCAGGCTTTAAAAAGCCAATATATGTAACAGGTTTACCGTTTGGTAAAGAAGAAGTACAAAGTAGAGTTCCAGAACTAAAGCCGTTACATGAACGATCAAATAGAGTTGGATTTGCGGCACGTTGGGACGACGAGAAACAACCGCATTTCTATATGGACTTAGCAGAAGCATACTATAAAATAGATCCAAACACAGAGTTTGCTATATTTTGTGGACATCCTGAACTAAAGAGTTCAGACCAAGAGTATGTAGATCGTGCTATGGCATTACAAGAAGGCAATACGGCTAACTTTAAAATATACACAGGCTTAAAGAAGAATGATTACTACAACTACTTGGCAGATAGCAAAGTGTTGTTTAATTGTGCTTTACAAGATTGGGTAAGCAATACTGTTAGCGAAGCAGACACACTTGGCACACTTACACTATATCCAGCATATAGAAGTTTTCCAGAAGTATTTGCTAACAACGGTAGACACTTATACGTTCCTTGGAGTTTAGAAGACGCTATAAGTAAATTAGAAAACATGTTCGATGACATATCGGCACACAATTTAGATGGATATAACTTAGGTAAGATCAGCGATTATCAGAATGGTACTATTGAAAGAACATTAAAGGTTATGGCAGGATTAGGATTAGAGTATCAAAGAGATAGACAATACTACAGACGAAAAGTAGCGAAGCAAAAATATGAATGAGATTATGGCATTAATTTTTAATACAGTATTTACTATAGTACTACTAGGGTTTATGTTATACGGCTGTTGGATCAGTAGTGTAATGTTAAGCGAAAGATCGGCACTTAGAAAACTTACAGGTGCTTACTACGACTTTGAAATAAACGAAGCATTAGAAAAAATGGGCAAGACAAGACAACAAGCATTAAAGGAACTAGGTTTTAAATGAGTACAGTTAAGAAATCAGTAATATCAATATTTGTAATAGTATTCCTTTTGTTGTGTACTGTTCAAGTAGCGGCACAAACAACTATAGGTGGTAGCGGTGAAATATTCGCTAGTGGCAAGGACGAAGTTACAGTCAATTTAGACTTTGATCATCGAACTGAATTAGAAAATGGTTGGCAGTATGTATTCGAAAGCGATTACTACTATGCCAGTGAAAACGGTGACGTGGAATTCCATGACCTTTACACTCAATTTAAACTAAACAAAGACCTAACAGATGAAAGTTACTTCCTAACAGTACTTCAAGTAGACTACGATGAGATACGAGACTACGATATAAGAAGTGTACTAGGCGCAGGGTACGGTCGTAAACTATACAAAAGCGACAAGTGGAAAGTCAGTAACGAAGTATCACTAGCATATTTAGAAGGTGACACCACGGAACTTATTTTAAGAAATAGTTTGTGGGTAGCATACATGATGTCTGAACGTATTAGTATTACAAATAAGGCACTATACGAAACTAGCAAAGAAGCATACATTCGTATAGAAACAGAATTAGCATATCAGGTTAGTGATAAATTTAGTATAAATGTATCAAATCAGCATACAGATAGTTATAAGAAAGAAAACATACTAACATTCGGCTTTGAATTAGAGCTGTGATCGAATTGTTAATATGGAGTTTAATAGTAATTACATGGGCATCTTATGGGATGCATGTAGTTAAAGAATATATAAGAGAGCATACAGAATGAAGATTGAACCAATTATGAAAAAGCCAAGTTTATTTAGACGAACCATGTTCAGTCTTGTAAATAGTTGGAGAAGAGTTATGGATGTGAAATACAATCCATTGAAATACATACCGGACCCAAGTCTACAGACTTACTTTATGTTAGTGCTGTTCACTGTATGGAGTGTGTTCTTTGGTTTTATAGCGGCAAACTATTTAGGTTTGTTTGGATACAATACACTCATAAGCATTTTTGTTCATGTTGGGGTATTACTACCATTAGCATTTACTAATGCTATCTTTATTGATGCTGAACGCGATGGCCACAAGTGGTTAAAGGAATGGAAGGCAGAACAAAACAGATACAGTATTGTTGCTAATAGACTTAAGACTAAAAACTTAACTATTTGGAACCCAAACAAAGAGGCATAATGGATTTGACACAACAAGAAATTAATGACTGGATTAAAGGCCAGTTAGGATTTGGATCATAAAAGATTCAAATAAACGAATTGAAGATGAACAACGTAATACGTTGGGAGTTGGATATAAGAGACTTAATAATAAGTTTCGCATTTTGAAGGAATTACCTTTAGAATTTAATAACGAAGGTAAGACTTCATAATAGAGAGAAGAAAGAAATGGCAAATGGTACAGTAAAATGGTTTAATACATCTAAAGGTTTTGGATTTATTACACCGGAAGAAGGTGGCAAAGATGTGTTCGCACATTTTTCGGCAATCAAAGGAGACGGATATACATCACTAGAAGAAAATCAAAAAGTGACGTATGATCTTGAAGAAGGACCGAAAGGCCCACAAGCAAGTAATATTGTTTAAGGAATAGTATGAGAAGTATTTGGGTAACATTTAGTAAAGAAGGTATACATAAGTATCCTGCGGCATTAACTGATCCTAACTTGGCGACTGGCGACGAGTACGACGTCAGTTTCCTAGGCTATCCGCATAGACACACATTCCACTTTAAAGTGTGGATTGAAGTGTTCCATGATGATAGAGATATAGAGTTCATACAATTTAAAAGATGGTTGGAGAAACTGTATGGAAATGCAGAACTCCAACTAGACTTTAAGTCATGCGAGATGATCGCTGACGATTTAGCATTAACGATACAAGCAAAGTATCCTGATCGCTATATAAAGATATCCGTAGCCGAGGATAATGAAAACGGCTGTGAAATGGAATACCATGAACCAATACCAGTAACGCAAGCCAAAGAGGGCAGTTGGTATGAAGGTGGTAATCCGCACAAAGACGATGCTCAGGAGACGTATGTCCCAGGGCTCGATGATTAAACACATAAGGAGAAAATCATGACAGAAGCACATATTAAATTAAAAGCATTATTCGAAGAATATGTAAACGAGAACGAGAAGTTTAAAGAAGGCACAGGTATCAAAGCCTCAGCCACAAGAGCAAGAAAGGCATTAATGGAAATCACTAAACTATGTAAAACTAGAAGAAACGAAATCCAAGAAGCAAAAAATAGTGCCTAATATAAAACGTATACCTTTCATACAAAAGAGAGGTGACAAAGAGACTGTAATTCAGCCGACCAAGTCACAACCTGCTCAAGGATTAAGTGACACTATCGACGAAGTAGAAGATAGGGGCGGTCTGTTTACAGACGAAGACAAAGGAGAAGAAGATGAGTGATAAAGAAACAGTTGTTATCACAGGTGGTTCCGGGTTTATAGGAACACAGGTAAGCAAAACATTTGCCAAGGCAAACTATGAAGTCATAGTTATTGACAATGGTAATAGGAAGTGGGCGTCGAAAGACTTCACATCATTCCCACATGATTTTGCTAAACAATCAACAGCAGGCATATTAGAAATGTTTAAACCTAAAACGGTTGTACATTTAGCGGCCAGTCATGTTGTACCTGACAGTATTGATAACCCAGGTAAGTATTATAGAAACAATGTGTCTGGAACACAGGCATTGTTAGATATGTGTGTACAACATGACGTACAGAACTTTATCTTTAGTGGTTCAAGTAGTGTATACGGTGAAAGAGATACACAAGAACCATTTAAAGAGGATTTGACACCAAATCCAATGAGTCCGTATGCTATGAGTAAGTACATGACTGAACTAATGCTTGAAGACTATAATAAAGCATATGGTTTAAACTATGTTAGCACTAGGTATTTTAATGCCGCTGGTGCTGATCCTTTAGCAACTAACGGATATACACAAGAACCGGCTAGCCATGTTATGCCAATCTTAATTGATTGTGCTATGAATGGTAAGATATTTAATATTTGTGGTAGTGACTACGATACTAAAGACGGAACATGTATTAGAGACTATTGTCATATACAAGATATTGCTGATGCTAAACTAAAAGCAGTAGAGTATCTTAATAACGGTGGCAAGAGTGGTATATTTAACTTAGGCTCTGGTGTTGGATTTAGTATCCATGACCTAATCTCCTCGGTCGAAAAAGTTACAGGTAAGCAATTAGAATATGTGGTTGGTCCGAGAAGAGCAGGCGACCCATCCTATTTGTGTGCCGATACTACTAAGGCAAATGAATTACTTAATTGGAAACCACAATTTAGTTTAGACGAAATGTTTGAACATTCAAAGAATTGGTTGGATAATAAATCAAAGGCAATTAAAAATAAATGATCAGTAAAAGACGTGGGATTTATGTAACAGAAAGACATGCTGTTCCTATGATGGGAGTATGCAAGTCTATTGGAGCAGGGTATGACTTAGAAGAAATTCAAAACATCTATCCTGTTAATGAAGAGGACATCATTGACTGTATTCAGTTCTTTTGTAAGTACACTGAATTTGACCCATATCACATTTTAACATTTAAGAATTTAACTTTCGCAGAGTGTAGAGTTGAAATCAAAATACAAGAGATATCAGCAGAGTGTTATATGCGTATGCTGAACCGTTCTATATTTGTTAATAAACGATTGAAAGGGTTTGACGCAATGCTTGTAGAAGGTCTTACAATATCACTTAAGAATGCCTGTGAGCTTATTACAGGTAAAATTGGGGAAGCAGAATCACTGAACCCTATACTAGATAAAGCATTTGCGAATGAGATCGAAATGTTTTTAGAAATGACAAAACGCAATGTCAACGACAACATGGCTCTATTGGATTTAGAACATTTTGACAATAATGAGATAGTTTTATTAGATTCCGATTGACATCTGCCATAAAATATGGTATAATACACACATGAGCAAATTATATTACACTTGGGACGTCCTTAATAGAGACTGCAGACACATCGTTAGAGAGATGGCCCATGATTCATATCATCCAGATGTAGTGATAGGCCCCGGTAGAGGCGCATATCCATTTGGTGTTATGTTGAGCCATTACTTTGAAGTTCCATTCGAAGCATTTAGGTGGCAAACAAGAGACGGGCATATCGAAGATTCCGGCACTCTTAGACACATTTTATCTAAATACATAGGCAAGAAGGTTTTAGTTGTTGATGATATCAACGACACAGGTACAACACTAATAGGTATTGACAGCATTATCAATGACTTTGATAGTAAGGATAACAACAATATGTTTATCCGTCATGACGACCTTAAGTATTGTACATTATTTGACAAAGAGTCAAGCGAATTTGATAAAGTTAGTTATACAGCAAATAATGTTTTACCTGATCAGGAAAGATGGATTGTCTTTCCATATGAAGAGTGGTGGAGATAACGCATGACTAAAGTTTATAAAAAAGCAGAGGTAGTGGAAGACAACGGATTTGTCGTACACTTATTTAAGAATTACGAACCGTTTGGTACAGTTAACGTCAAAGACAAGAGCATACATTATGCTAACGATGTCTGCGAGAATTGGGAAAACGGTGTATTGAGGGAAGACAATGAGTACATCAATAAGTCTGTCCAACCATCTTAAAGTCTTAGAAGAAAGACATAGAGAGTTAGATAGTAAAATAACAGATGACTACGAGCATCATTTAGATGATACCGTATTGGCAAATGAGAAGATTGAGAAACTTAATCTTAAGAGAGAAATAGAAGAACTAAGAGAACAAATTAAGGAGTTAGATGATGGGAGTTAGTGACACAATTAAAAAACGTTTAATTGGCGCAGGTAAAAGATTTTGGGCAGGCGATAATATATCTGACCACATACAAGAAGGCGAAAAGCAACAACTGATTGACGAACTCGCAGTTAAGTTTGAAGATGTATTACAAGGACTTGTAATTGATACTGAGAATGATCCTAACAGCATGGGCACAGGCAAACGCCTTGCTAAAATGTATATTAACGAACTAATGGCAGGTAGGTATGAAGCAATGCCTATCGCAACAGCATTTCCAAATGATAGCGACGATCGTTATGAAGGCATGTTAGTTGTGCGTAGCGAACTTACAAGTATGTGTTCGCATCACCATCAGATAGTTAGAGGTGTAGCATACATTGGTATTATTGCTAGTGACAAACTAATTGGACTAAGCAAGTACACAAGAATAGCACAATGGTGTGCTATGCGTGGAACACTACAAGAAGAACTTGCTAACGACATTGTTAGAGAGATTCAGAAGGCAACTGGTGCCGAACACTTAGGTGTTTATATACAAGCCACACATGGGTGCGTAGAGAATAGAGGTGTTAAGGCACATAGCAGTCTAACACAGACAACTGTTCTAAAAGGTGCGTTCAAAGATGATCCAGGTACAAAGAAAGAATTTATGGATAATATTAAACTTCAACAACAATTTGCATGTGACAAGTAATGAAACCTTTAAAGTATAGCGAAACATTTTATTCAGCACAAGGGGAAGGCCAATACGTTGGTATACCTAGTTTGTGGATGAGATTTTTCCTATGTAATCTTCAATGTAACGGCTTTGGACAGAAGGATCCTACTGATACTAGCACTTATGTATTACCATACGAAACGTTAGACCTAACAGACATAACAGATGTTATGGACTTGCCTGTGTTTGATAAAGGGTGTGACAGTAGTTACACTTGGAGTAAACGTTACAAGCATCTTATTACTGATCGTACAGTAGAGGAGGCTGTAGACGAGCTAACAGCACTTCTACCTAAGGGTAAGTTCGTACATCCACTAACACAACAAAACGTGCACATGGTGTTTACAGGCGGCGAGCCGATGCTTAAGAAGACACAGCCTGGTATGATTAATATAATGGAAGAGTTTAAGAAACGTAATAACATGCCTAACTATGTTACTGTTGAAACTAACGGCACTAGGCCAATTGAACAGGAAATGGTAGAATACATTAAAGAGTATCCAGGTGAATGGTATTGGAGTCTTAGTCCTAAACTTTGGGCAACTGCTGGAGAGATGAGTAAGAAAGCAATCAAGCCAGAAGTAATAGGGCAGTACGCAGAAGCATCAAACAATGGTCAGTTGAAATTTGTTGTTAATGGTACTGAAGCAAGTTGGAAAGAAGTGGAAGAAAACACCAAACTATTCCGCGAAGCAGGATGTAACTTTCCTGTATGGATTATGGGCGTTGGTGGTACATTTGAAGGGTTAGTACAAACAGAGGCAACCATTGCCGATGAGGCTATCCAAAGAGGTTACAATTATACAAGCAGAGTTCACGTACACATTTACGGTAACGCAATAGGAAAATAATATGGAAAGATTTTTATACGACAACATAGTTAAAATAGCAATAGTACTCAGTTTACCGTTATGGACGGCATTTGTTCTAGCAGAGGACCACAACGTTACATATCACGGGCATGAGATAAACATAGTAGAAAACATAGTAGAAGTAGAAGAGCCTATTATTATTTTTACAGGGCAAGTTAGAGATGCGTATTCTACAGATGATAACACAATAGTAATCGAAATGAGAGATAGAAAGAAGTATGAACTAACTGTATCATTTTGTTGGAATTTAAATATGGCAAATGCTTTTATACTTGGCAATCCACTAAATCAATCTTATTTTGAAAGAATTCAAAAAGGCTTAAGAGTCAACACAGTTGATGCTTTTGGTAGAATTGATAAATGTATTGTAACGGATATTAAAGCATTAGAAGATGTATAAGTGTCATACATGTAGCAAGATGGTATTTCCACAAGAAATAAAATATCATACTGGTGATAAAACAAAAATATTCTGCGGGGCAGAGTGTAGTTTAGCATACTTTACAGAGTTAAAGGAATTAAAGGAGAAAGAGAATGGCGAATAAGATGAAAGATACAATGGACCCTAGGTTATGGTTCAAGAGTGAAAAAGACAAGAAGATTGCGATAGCAAAGAGAGACCTCGAAGGTGCTGAACTTGAAAAAGAACTAGCAACAATTAACGAGGAACCTTATGTTAATGTACTACAAATGGATGTTGATCCAATTAATCCTAAAAAAGGCTTTGTAGAGCTTGACTTTAATGATAATTTTGTTACAATGTTGCAAAGCAATGGTTATACAGGAAACAGCGACGAGGACACAGTTAATTCATGGTTTAACGACTTATGTAGAACAATACTGCTACAAGATAATGCAGATCAGGACTTTGGATTAGAAGGTGATCGTTCACCGTCTGATGTTGTTAAAGTAACTGATGACGATATAGCAAAAGTTAAAAAGGGTAAGTAATGAAATATATTTTAGTTGACACATTGAACATGTTCTTTAGAGCGAAGCATGTAACTGCTCGTACTAGCGACATTGATATGAAAGTTGGTATGGCAATGCACATTATGTTTAATAGTGTTAAGAAGTCATGGAAACAGTTCGATGGAGATCATGTTGTATTCTGTTTAGAAGGTAGAAGTTGGCGTAAAGACTTCTATGAACCTTACAAGAAGAATAGAAAGGTTTCGATGGATCAGAGGTCACCTAATCAGCAAGAAGAAGATGAAATATTCTTTGAAGCATATGACCATTTTATTGAATACTTAAAAACTAAAACTAATTGTACTGTATTAAGACACCCACAGGCAGAAGCAGATGACTTAATTGCTATGTGGACACAAGAGCACCCAGATGACGAGCATGTGATTATTAGTACAGACAGCGACTTTTATCAATTGGTTAGCGAGAATATAAGCCAGTACAATGGTGTAACTGATCAAGTTGTTAGGCACGATGGCATATTTGAAATGAAAACAATGAAACGTGCTATTGATAACAAGACACGAGAGCCCAAGCCTATACCTAATCCTAAATGGTTACTGTTTGAAAAGTGTGTTAGAGGTGATACAAGTGATAACATCTTTAGTGCTTTTCCAGGTGCTAGGAAGAAGGGCAGTAAGAACAAGACAGGCATGCAAGAAGCATTCGCTGATATGGAACGCGGTGGCTTTGACTTTAATAACTTTATGTTACAACGTTGGGTTGACCATGAAGAGCAAGAGCATAGAGTCATTGACGACTACGAGCGTAATAGGATATTAATTGATTTAACACTACAGCCGGATGAGATTAAAGAAGGTGTAAAAGAAGTGTTTGTTGAATCAACAGAGAAAGAAAAGATACAGAATGTAGGCATCTTCTTTATGAAGTTTTGTAATCAATGGAACATGCCCAAACTAACAAATGCCGCAACAGAGTTCGGCGAGATATTAAACGCATGTCAGAAGCAATAAGGAAGATTTGGGATGCAATTAAGTACGGACCAGAATCGAAATTGGTTACATTTGAATCACCCGATAAGGGCGGAACAATATTTCAATGTACAACAACAACCAATAGTAGAACTGGTAAAATAACAAGAAAACGAGAGTTAATAAAGGAAGGAGATAATGATGAGTAAGAAAGCAACAATTAAAAAGGTTGATGAGTGTAGTTGGTTAGTAATAGATCAGCAACGAGGTAACGTAGGTGTTTTATATCAAAATGTTCAAGGAACATATGAATACCTATCTAATGAAATTAAGGAAGAGTTTTACTCAGACCGCGATGTTGAAAAGTTCTTTGGTGCGAAAGTATTTAAGAAAGAAGCAGACCACGTAGTACACCCAGATAAAATGTTTATCGCAGGATTCGAAATTCCCTTTCCAGCACCAGAATTGGTTGCTAGTGATCACTCTGAATACAATAGAGATATTCCGCTGTTTAGCAAGACTGCTAATAGCGATGTGTTGTATGCCGCAGGTTGGTATGCTATTAACTTTGAGAAAGGTTGGAAACATGGTTATTGCCCTAAAGCAACTACCCTATTTCAATATGGTTACGAAGGTCCATTTAAAACTAAAGATGAACTAAGGTTTAGACTTAAAGAACTTAATAAGATCAAACGTAATGAAATTAAAAACGCTGATTGAAAATTTAAAGTTCTATCAATCTAAAGGTTCAACTGTAGTTTCATTAGACATTAGTGAATTACTAATAGCACTTGGCGAAGTTACTCCTACAAAAGATGTAGTAGCGAAGCAGAGTATGTCCATGGAAGTCGATGGTGGCCAATTCAAATAGCATTAAGATTGGTGAGTATAACCGGAAGTATGAGTACAACTACAGAATGACTGGTCATGCTATAAATCACGGTTACTTGATGTGGTGCGAAGATAATATTACGGATGGATACGGTTGGTGGTTTGAAAGGTCAGCACCTTACATAGATCAACCCAATAAAAACGACAGAGCATTTGTTAGTTTTAAAACAGAGAGAGACTTAGGCAAATTTACATGGTTTATGTTAAAACAAGATGAAGATTGAAATATACACAGAAACTAACAATCCAATTTGTGGTATGGCTAAGCAATGGCTAGAAATCAACAACTACGAGTACGACGAAACGGTAGTAAATGATCCTCATGAGATACAAGGCCTGTACGAATCAATAGAAATAACATTTAATACAGTTGTGTCTACATTGCCACAGATACTCGTAGACGACGAGCTTGTTGGTGGTTTTGACCAATTGCTAAGGTCCAAACTAGTTTAAATCTCTATTAAAGTATGTTTTAACTGTATTTTAGATAAATAAGTATACAGGAGACATACATGAGTAGACCAAAGCCAAAAGTGATTCTAGAACATCACGATACCACAAATTATAAAACAGAGCAAGTCTTGGCGGCTTCCAGTGTTTATAGTGTGTTTTTTAATGACAATCCTATTAATCTTAGAACCATGCATTCATACCTAAACTACCCAGGCCCTAAATATAAGAAAACAAGTTTTTCTAATCCTGGACATGCGTTTAATTTAGCAGAAAGATTAAACAAACAATTTAACACAGATGAGTTCTGTGTTGTTCAGATGGAAGGCGGGCCTATTGTACAAGAGGATGCCATCCGTAATGAGTCTCAAAAATAGTCTACAATATCAAATAATATCCAAACTTAAAAAAGAACTCGATATTGCTGAGTATGACGTTACCGAACTTATCGCAATTATCTTTAAAAATGCTAGAATACGCAAAAACAGTATAACAGGTGTACGGCTATCCAAGTTTGGCCTAAAACTAATGGAAAAGAGTTTTACTAGTTATCCGTTTGCGTTAGATAACTTCCTACTTACAAATAAGGCTGTAGTTAAAATGGATAGAACTATGGTGTGGCCTTATTATATTGATAATAAAAAGTTAGTGCTGTTTAGCGAAAAGGATTCGATTATTCTTAAACTGAAAGGACAAAACTTAGAAAAGTGGTTGAATGGTTTAAGACAACCAAAAACACCCGAATAAAAAAGGGTCCTAAGACCCTTTATCAACAACCCCTAAAATGTATACCTAAATGTATACCTCACCTGCTAATATGTTTTCCATAGTACCAGATTTCATTAATGAGTCGAATTTTTTAAAGTAGTCAGATGTCGTTCCAATCGTTAGATGGGCAAACCTGGCTACTACTCCTAATGGATTCGCCATGTGTTTCTCCTTTTGTTTGTAGCATTAATGCTAGTACGTTTGGTGCGACTTCATCCCTATTGGGCTCTGTTACATTTTGTCAAACTGTATGTTACAATCGTGTTACAGCATCTATTTATCAATCATTAACACATCATTAAATGAGTTGTGAACTATAAAACTTGACATTTACCACGAAATAGGGTATAATGCAAGTTAAGTTAAGAATGTAGGAGTTTGAAATTATGAATAAAGCACAAAAAATACATAAGGAATTGAACGCATTGCCTTATTTTAGAAACTACCAAGCAGTTAGCGGTAGTGTACACAATCTATCTAGCCACGAAGATGCTGTAGAAGATGTGCTTGAAAACAACTCCTTGCTTCAAAGCAACTTTAAAGCATTAGCAACTAGCCTACACTTTACTAGTGTCATTACGTTTAGAGATGCGTTACTAGAAGGTAGGTTTGTAGACAATATGCCTGATAACGTATACTTTAGTCAGCCTACTGGTACACATAACTCTCCAGACTTTATATTTAAAGTAAACAATAAAGTGTTTTTTATAGAGTGTAAGAGTGGCAAATCCAATAATCCTATGTACAATGGCGGGTTACCTAAAATTGGATACATTTACTTGTTCTGTTCAGAGAAGTCTAATCAGTCTACAATGTACTTAGGTGACGACATTGTTAATACTGAACAAAGAAAAGTAATCGATGAGTTTACTAAGCAAAGTGAAACGTTAGTCAACGAACTTAATGCTAAACTACAAGCACTAGATACGCAAGGTAGAGGCATGAGTTATTACCAAAGACACATGTGGTCACACGCCGGCGGTGCTAAGTATACTGACTACTTCAAACATAAGAACAGAGCACTATGCGAAGGGAAAGTTGAGACAATATTTAATGACACTAAAACCAGTAAATAAAAATATAGAAGATGTAACAATCGAGCAGATAGAAGAACATAAGGTTCTCTCTGCCAGCGATTTGAACAAAGACTTAAACAACTTGTTCGGCTTTAACTCTGGTGAAAACAGGAATAACTTCTATGGCAATCCTTTCCTATACCATCATCAATTTAAGAACTTACTACAATGTCATCGCGAAGGCGGAGATACTATTTACGATATCTATAATGACAAGGACAAGTGGGATAAACTTATTGACTCCGCAAGAAAACGTAACAGAGGTGGCAAATCTGCCGCAGGAAATGTATTTGAATGCTTTAGGATTAACTTAGGCTCTGTTGTAATGTTTAAGAGTACAACTGCCAAATACTTATATCAAAAGTATAATGCTGAAAGTGTGTTAGATCCTACAGCCGGTTGGGGCGGTAGAATGTTAGGTGCGTGGGCACTTGGTATTGACTACACTGGTATTGACACAAATATAAACATGAAGCCAGCATACGACAGCATGATTAAGATGCTTGATAACAAGACGCCTGCTGTATTTGAAAAGCCTAAACTACAAATGTTATGGCAAAGTGCTCTCGATGTAGACTTTAGTGAACTAGAGTATGACTTTGTATTAACATCTCCACCATATGTAAACTTAGAAATATATGAACACATGGAGCCTTGGGAATCAGATGAAAAGTTTTATACTGAATTCTTTATTCCGCTATGGCAAAAGTGTATAGACAATATCAAGCCAGGCGGCACAATTTGTTTTAACATATCACCTAAAATGTATGACGATGCTGTATCCTTTGGTCTTCCGGTATGCGAGGATGAAGAGGATCTAAAACAGCAACTAGGTCAGCAGTCAGGTAAAAAGAAACAAGACAAGATCTATATTTGGTTCAAATGAAGACCTACACAATCGATGACTTACAAGTAGTACACATACCTGATGCGTTCTCGGACGTTGTCCTACGCAAATGGGAAGATTACTATACTACTGTTCCATTCTTTAACTGTGGTGGTGGACGTCAGGATACTGATATGCATTACTTTACATCAGGTTTAAACTTAGTAGACTATATTAATATTTTTCCTGTTAGCGATATAATCGAACATGCCAAAGTTATATCTCCTGACTGTAAGAAAAGCTCATATCAAAAATCGTACATAAATGCGATTAGATCTAACCAAACATTTAAACCACATAAGGATAGATATGAACTTGCTGATAGCGAGTTCTACACTATAGCATTATGGTTTGGTAATCCACATTGGGACTACACAGAAGGTGGTTCCTTGGTACTTGGTGAAGAGCAGGACGTTAATATACCTAACAAATACAACGATTTAGTAATCTTTCCGGGTCAACTGCTACATAGCATGGAAGTACATACCTCGCATTTAACAAGAGTTACAGTATATTCTGCTTTTACTAATCAATTCAACAACTTAGCAGGCGAAATAAATCAAAGAAACGTCTGGTAAAGGTTGACCTTGACCCTGTATTTTGCTATAATATACACATAGGTTAAACAAAAACGTAGGAGTTTTTATGTACAATATACACCAAATCAAAGTTAGTGAAGAAGTTTATGACTTTGTCAATGGTCCAGATGGCGGCCACACAAATACAGCAAATAAGTACCCAGAGTACAATGCTCGTTTAGAAACAGGCAAAGGCGCCAAAGGCTTTACTGCTGATATGTTTCAACATTACACTAACGTATGCCAGGTAGCAGAGTTTGTTACTGAAGGTAATAAGTTAGAAGAAGTATTCAAAATCCTAAATGGTTACTACTACAACGAAGACACTGACACAGACGAAACGTTTGATGCTTTCGTTAGTGGTTTTACTATGAGGACTTACTTAAACAAGAAGACTAAAAAAGTAACTGAACTTAGAAATATGCATTCACTATCAGTTGGTGACATTGTCGAAGACAAAGTTAGTGGGTCATTCCACATAGTTGACGGGTTTGGGTTTGTTGATATCACATCATTAGTTATCGAAGCAGAATTGGTAGCATAATGATATTTTTACTTCGTTATCTAGATAAGTTTAGTGCTAGGGCAGGCAACCATGATTGGGTTGTTGATCCTACGCATTACACTGATACCGATGTACATCAAAGGTTAGAAGAGTTACAGTCGTTGGGTTACCTAGTTGAGATGACTTTTGTTGAACAAAAGAACATTGACGCAAATCCCTCTTTAATAAAAGAATTAGAAAAGATTCAAAAAGAGGTTGACCTTAACCCAACAATTTAGTATAATAGTTGTATATTAAATAATTGTGTAGGAGCAATAAAATATGGAAAATGTAAGAAAAATTAAACTCGATCGTGCTAAGAAGCATATCAAGAGAGCCTTCGCTAAGAAGCGTCCTGTATTTATATGGGGACCTCCAGGAGTTGGTAAATCCGACATCCTAGCTCAGATAGCCGAAGAAGGTAACAACCTTTTAATCGACTTGAGAATGGCTTTATTAGATCCAACTGATATCAAAGGATATCCGTACAGGGACGAAACAGATAACAAAATGAAGTGGGCGGCACCTGCCGAACTACCTTCAGAAGAACTTGCTAGTCAGTATGAAACTGTCTACTTGTTCTTAGACGAATTAAACTCAGCACCTCCAAGTGTACAGGCAACTGCTTATCAGTTGATCCTTAACAGACGTGTTGGTAACTATGTACTACCTGATAATGTAGTACTTGCGGCGGCTGGTAACAGAGACACTGATAAAGGTGTTACTTACAGAATGCCTAGTCCACTTGCTAACAGGTTCCTTCACTTAGAAGTAGAAGTTAACCACGGTGTATGGCAGACATGGGCTATTGAAAATAACATCCTTGCTGATGTTGTTGGTTACTTGGCTTTTGCTAAACAAGACCTTTTTGACTTTGATCCTAAGAGTTCAAGCAGAAGTTTTGCTACTCCAAGAAGTTGGGCTTTTGTTAGCCAGATGCTTGAAGACAGTGACATGACTCATGATGAGGAGATGGACATTGTAACAGGTTTGGTTGGTGAAGGTATGGCAATCAAATTTATGAATCATAAGAAGAATGCTTCTAAACTTCCTAACCCTTCTGAAATACTTTCAGGTAAGGTTACAGAACTTAAGAAACTTGAAATATCTTCCAAGTATGCTCTTACAGTAGGTATGAGCTATGAGTTGAAAAACATTCAAGAGTCAGAGGACGAGAAGGCACTTACAACTTCGTTCAATAACTTTATTAACTTCTTAATGGACAATTTCGAACCAGAAATGTGCGTACTCGGATGTAAGATTGCTCTTAGCGAGTACGAGATAGACGTAGATTTTGCTGATGTAGATCGTATCGACGAGTGGGTTGAAAGATACGGCAAGTATATGAACATCGGCTCATAAGTTAGTTCCTGTGTCGCCAGTTACTCCTACAACCTACAACGACGCGACGCAGACTATAGGGGGGATCTTAACGGTCCCCCCATCCTTTTTAAGTAAAAGTAGGTTGACCTTACCCAGTTTTTTTAGTATAATATAAGTATAGTTTGTAGGAGAACTTCAATATGAATATAGCAACATTTACAGCAGAAGAAACAAAAGATAGATTGATTACCGCAAGGGTACAATTACTTTTGAATAATGGCTTCTTTGGTAACCTGGCTACTAGGTTAGAGTTACAAGAGGCATCTAGTTGGTGCCCGACTGCCGCAACAGATGGCAGACATTTCTTTTATAATACAGAATTTATTAACACATTGGATGATGATGAACTTATCTTCCTAATGGGGCATGAGGTATTACATTGTGTTTATGATCATATGGATCGTAGAGGCAACAGAGAACCTCGTTTATGGAACATAGCAAATGACTATGTTGTGAACATGGACTTAGTTGAAAACAACATTGGTAAGAAGATTACCAAAGTTAATATCTGTTTTGATTACAAATATCAGAACTGGATTTCCGATGAAGTATACGATGACTTGTTTGAGAACGGTGATCAGAACCAAGAAACATTAGACATGCATTTAGACTTTGACGGTGACGAAGATGGTGACGGTACTGGTCCAAGAGCTAATGCTCCAGGACAAGACGGCGAAGATGGACCACCAGAATACTCCGAGGAAGAAAGAAACCAAATCCGCGAGGAGATGAAAGAAGCAATCATGAATGCGTCTAAAGGTGCTAGTAATAAAGATGTACCAAGAGGCGTTAGAAAGATGATACAAGAACTTACTAATCCTGAGTTGGATTGGAGAGACCTTCTTGCTACGAACATTCAAAGTGTTGTTAAGAACGATTACACTTTTATGAGACCTGCTAGAAAAGGTATTGCTGAACAAGTTTATCTTCCTGGTATGGATTACGACACAGACTTAGATGTATTTTGCTTTATTGATAGTTCCGGTTCTATGGGCGACGATATGCTTAGAGATCTTTGTAGTGAAGTAAAAGGTATCATGGAGCAGTACACAAACTTTGTATTAAGACTTTGTTTCTTTGATACAGACACTTACACTATACACGAATTTGATGCTAGTAACGTTGATGAAATACACGACATTCAAATCGAAGGTGGTGGCGGTACTGAGTTTGATTGTATGTTTGAGCGTCTTAAAGAAGAAGACATTGTACCACAGAAACTAATTGTATTCACAGATGGCTACCCATGGGGTAGTTGGGGTGACGAAGATTACTGCGATACATTGTTTATTGTACACGGCGCAGGCTACGGTGGAAGAACTCCAGTAGCACCATATGGCGTAACAGTTAAGTACAAGGCATAATGATTAAAAGAAGTAAAAAACTTACAGGGATAGAGTACCAAGGTTTAATTGGTACTCCTACCTATGAAAGTATGTTACAAAATAAACTTGAAGTGTTTCAGTCAGCCAAAGACGATGATACCCTTTGGGAATTACTTGATCACTTTGATGTAAATGCTCAAGGCGTATTCCATATGACCACGATAGGTAGCGACAATATTTGGCGTATCTATTTTGAAAATACAGGCGACTGTAATGCCTTCGTGCAACTATTCCAAGCAACCGGCAAAGAAACCGGACTAGCACCACATATTGAGTCAATTGTAGTAAATACTACACATGACACAGAATAAAGATCTTTGGTCCTGTAATGAATGGGACCCACTTAAAGAAGTAATAATTGGTACTGCCACAGGTGCCAATATACCGCATGGAGACCTTTCTCACCATGCTACCAACTATGCCAATTTAAGTCCTGAAGAGTATGCCAAGATGCCAAAGGGTAGTTACCCAGAGCATGTATACCACGAAGCAGAAGAGGACTTAGACGCAATGTGCAACGTTCTAAGCAACGATTTCGGTGTTAAGGTACATAGACCTAATCTTGATGCTGTGGACTTTACAGCAGACGTTAGCAACGGGCATTGGAAGTCCGATCAATACGAAGCATACTGCCCACGTGATAGTGTTACTGTAATAGGTGACAAGATCATCGAAGGTGCTATGAGTTTGAGAGCAAGGTACCATGAAACCTTTTTATTCCGAGACCTCTTTATGGATAAGATGATGGAAGGTGCTAATTGGTTACAGATGCCTAAGCCTATGTTACAAGATGACTTATTTAAAATACAACCAGGCAGAGACCCAAGTGTAAACAATAACGAACCTATACTAGACCCTGCTAACCTTATACGCATGGGTTACGACATACTGTATCTTATATCCAACACCGGTAATGAGATGGGTGCTAAGTGGTTACAGAACGCTCTAGGCCCCGACTTTAGGGTACACCAAATGAAGGACCTATACAGTTGGGCTCATGTTGACAGTACCATTATGCCACTTAGGCCTGGTCTAGTTATTCTTAATGGTAGTAGAGTCGATAAGGATAAAGTACCCGAGATATACAAAAATTGGGATAAGATTTGGTACACAGAAGAAATGTGTGTTGGTCAGCCTTGTTTAGAAGACTATGCTCCAGCAAGTAGTTGGATTGGTATGAATGTATTAAGTGTTGATCCCCAACATGTATTAGTACCAAGTGAAGAAGTACCATTGATGAAAGCCATGGAAAAGCATGGAATCACACCAGTGCCTGTTCAAATGAGGCATATGAGAACCCTAGCAGGAGGCCCACATTGTGTGAGTACTGACCTGGTTAGAGAGGGTAAATTAGAAAGTTATTGGCGTTAATATCGCTTGACTTATGAGAGCAATTTTAGTATAATTGCAACATAGGTTAGTTAGGAGTATAAGTTGTGGAATTACCATTAGAAAATTATAAAGGTTTGCTCGTAGTAGGAGATGTACATTCTGTATTCTCTGACTTTGCGACGTCTTACTCTTATGCTCGTAAAAATAACCTATATTACCTACAACTTGGTGACATCATTGATTATGGTCCTAAACCTTTAGAGAGTCTTTTACTTGCTAAAGAAATATTAGATAGCGGCCATGGCATGATTATCCAAGGAAACCACGATAACAAAATGTATCGTTGGGCAAAGGGCAATGATGTTAAATTAGGCAAAGCACAGAGAGATACATTAGCAAGGGTAGACTTTGGTATTGATCTTTTTAGGGACCTTATGTTAGAAGTTGGTCCTAGGATGCCTCATTTTGCATGGTTTAAAAACTTCTTTTTTACTCACGGCGGGTTTCATCCTGAGTTTTGGGCAGAGAAGAAGATCACGAAGAAGTCAATTGAAAACGTATTCTTATACGGACAGGTTGATAACACGAATACTGTAATGTGGCAAGGTCAGCCGTACGCTCATAGAGTGTATGATTGGGCTGAAGCAATACCAAAAGGACATATTGTGTTTGTTGGACACGATCGTTCGCCATTGAAACCGGCGCCTGATTTTGTAAACAACTTAAAGATGCCTTTGGTGTACTACACTAAGAATGAAGAGCGTGTTATCTTTATGGATACTGGTAGCGGCAAAGGTGGAACCCTTAGTGGAGCCAAGTTAACCTTTAATGTTTACGACCAACTTGCAATTGACACCTTTTTATCGTTCACATAAAAGCACCAGTTAATAAATACTATTGTAATACAAATTTATCCATTTGGAGGAAAAAATGGCAGACAACGAAAACACAGAGATTGTAGAAGAAACAGTCGCACCGGACGAAGGTAACACCGTAGGCGAAATGCCTGAAGGTGAAGCACCGGAGCAAGAGCAACAAGCCGATCCGGCACTTAGCCTGGAAGAACTTTCTATGCTTATGCAGATTGTAGACTTAGCAGTTCAAAGAGGAGCCTTTAAAGGCAACGAAGCATCACAAGTTGGAGCAGTTTATGATAAACTTTCCATGTTCTTGGGTGCCGTAGCACAGGCTCAGCAACCGGTTGAAGGTGAAGCACCGGCAGAAGAAGAAGCACCAGTAGAGGAATAATATGCCAGACATAATGAAGCATGTTGCCGAATGGCGCGATCGTAAATGTCTAGTTTTATTTAGAGAAGTTCCTGGGGAGCCTGAAAACGCATTAGTTGTGATGTCAGGTGAACTAGGAATTACTCAACATGATGAACTAGTCAGAGAGGTCGAAAGCCTAGAAGCACAGAATAATAATGATTTAGCCAATGTACTAAACGGTAGAAACTTTAGTGATGGTAGAATTATGCTAAAAGCGTTACACGAAGACAAATTAATCACTAAAGTACCTGTCAGTGAAGTAGTTATGCTACCAACCACTAAAGACAGAATACCTTTAGGTGATCTTAATAGTGCTATCGGTGACATTCAGAAAGGTCAAGAGATGGACAAACCAACTCTTGCTGATACATCTGTAATGGATGCTGTTAATCAGATCGAAAGACCAAAACAACTATCTGGAAGAGAGGCTGAAGAGCAGTTAGAAATCGCTCAACAACTGCTAAGACAAGCAGACCTTATTGAATCAGATATTGATAGTGTCCAAAATCAGATGAGAGCTGACGCACATAGCAAAAGAGAAGAAGCCTACGCAAGAGCGCCGGAGTTAAAACCAGCACCTAAGCCAGGCAGACCAAAAAACTCAGCAGTTAAGAAGAAGTAGAGTTATGGCACTGAGAAAAATAATTCTCACCCATAACTCCAAACTAAGTAACTTTGATAAAATGCTTAAAGAAGTATTTCCATCATCGATACCAAGTCAATACTGTGACAAGTTAATTATTACCGATGAACGCGGTAATGAGTCTGAGCTAATGGGTTCTGATATAGAAGGTGCTATACCGCTTGATCCTAACCACGCCTCTGATTTATCAAGGCTATGGAATAAGCACACTGAAAAAGTTGAGATCTATCTTAACTTAGCAAAAGTCGAGGCAGTTGTTACTGCTGGAACTGACGAACTTTTTAAGAACGCAAACTTAAAATAATGTTTTACTTACCGGAACAAGATTTACTCTTTATCCACATACCACGTACCGGTGGTAAATCCTTTAAAATGTTCCTAGAGAACTATGGTACAAATACTGATATAGAGATATTCGATAACCATAGTCCTGTTAGTACGGCTTGTCATTATATGGATAATCCTGATGCCAACTACAAAATGGCAATGGTAAGGAATCCGTATGATAGAGAAGTTAGTCTATGGAGATGGGGCATGGCAGGCCCGTTGGCGGCATCAGATATGTCGTTTGAATATTGGGTTAATTGGAGATTCTTTGGTAAGCCTAAAGATGTATCAAATCTATTGACATACCTAGATCCTGTAACTGTAACAAGTTTATGGGCAATGCATAAAACACCACAAATATATTACCTAGTAGATGATACTACAGCACCAAGAGTTGATTACATTGGGTGCTTTGAACGTATGGAAGAAATGTACGAGCACACTAGACATCGCTTTATGGAACACTATGGCTACATTAAGCCTGTAGCAATGCAAAATCCTACGCCACATAGAAATGAGTTAAGCAGTGGATTTCCGTGGCAAAATGTTATTGAGCAATGCGATAATAGGGATAGAGTACTAGATGTATTATATAATTTCTACAAATGGGATTTTGATACATTTGGGTATTCAAAAGACTGGCAAAAGGAAGATACTAGTCCTAGTCGGTATATAGGTGAGTTAGCAAAACCTACTTCAGATACATACGAAGAAATGATGAGAGAATGGCCTTTGAAGAAGTATTACGGTGAAAGAGGTATACAGTTATTACACGACAGCCTGAGCTATCGTTATATGCCAGAAGGCAAAAATCGTGGGGTTTTCCTACAAAATACATCTAAACTTAAAGTTAACGATGTAATAATGCGATCAAATAGTTAAATATACCAAAAAAAGTGGTAAAAAAGGTTGACCTCACGGCGGTTTTTTAGTATAATATGCACATAGTTTAACAAAAGACGTAGGAGTTTTTATTATGCATACATTAGTTATCCAGTCGCAATACAAAGAAAATTACGGTGATGAACAGAATCCACATTGGAAGTTCAAGGGCGGTACAACGTACTTTGTTGATGATCTTACTGACAAGCAAGTTGCTAAGATTGAGGCTGACGGCATTCCGGGTCTAACCAACATCATTGAATATAACAATGGTGGTTCGCAAGAATACATTTTAGATTTTGAAATTCGTCAACTAGGCAAAGACGGTGACGGCAAAGGCGAAATATGTGAGCATTGGGAAACACCAATCCAATTCCGTTGGGGCGGTGACAGATGGTTAGCACAGACTAATCATACTCCGCGTGACGATGATAACTTTTGGGCACGTGGTATTATTGGTAAGGCTGAACAGTGGATTCCACTTCCAGGCAATGATCGTTCTGACTACAAATGTCAGTTCAAGACTGCTAATGGTTGGTTCGATCACAACGATGCTCAACTTAAAGCAGAGGTGGCATAGTGATTACGCAAAGAAACACAACCGTCCTTGCTTCAAAGTATCAACACACGGACGATATGAAAAAGTTTATTAAGGCTACAACAGGTGCTGTAATGACTCCTGTTCAAGGCAAAGATGATACTTTTTGGTTACATGGCGACAAGAGAGGAACTTACCATCAAAAGAAATACTACAAAATCGAATTTGGTTTTGTAGAGCAAGTTTCATTTAAGCCAAATAGACAAGTTAAAGATGGCTATGGTTTTGACATTCAATCATCAGGAGACCTAAACGGTTGGCAGTTGATGGGTGAGTATCGCACAATGATCAAAGAAGCGATGGCAGATTATAACACAAAAAAGGAGAAATCATGAATCCATGGAACATTATACAAAAACTAGAGAGCAACAATAGTTCTCTATTCAAGCAAGACGTTATTGAGCAGGAAATGGATTCAGTATTCATTGATGGTGCTACAAAGTGTCTTGATCCGTTAATTACTTTTGGTGTTAAGCAAGTTCCGTTTAGTGAGCAAGATGGCGAAGGCATTACTTTAGATGAATTTAACGACCTTGCTACAGACTTAGAGTTTAGACAGACTACTGGACATGCGGCTCGTGATGCCATACAGGCACTTTGCGATAAAGCAACTAACGAACAATGGAACGATTGGTACAGACGAATACTAATCAAAGACCTTCGTTGTGGTACTGGTGCTAAACTTATTAACAAAGTTAAAAAAGATACTATTCCACTATTTGGTTGTATGTTAGCACATGATGGTGCTAAACATCCTAAGAAGATTGCTGGAGTATGTTATATTGAATACAAATACGATGGCGTTAGAGTTATTGCTATTGTGCGAAACGGTGATGCTACATTGTATTCACGTAATGGTAAGTTACTAGAAAACTTTCCACACATTAACGAAGCATTAAGTAAGCCAGAGTTTGAAGGCATGGTATTTGATGGCGAAGTGATGTCAGAAGACTTCCAAACACTTATGAGACAAGTACACAGAAAAGAGGGTGCTCAGACTGAGGATTCATATCTTGCTGTATTTGACATGCTAACACTTGAAGAGTTTAACGCGGCAGGCACTACAATGAGTGCTATTGATAGACGTGATAGGCTAACTCAGTTGAGCAGTTTGTTCAACTACAGAATACAGTTAGTTGAAGCAACACTTGTTAACCTAGACTTAGACGAAGGGCAGGCACAGTTCAAAGCAATGAACAAACTTGCGTTAGAAGAAGGCTATGAGGGTCTAATGATAAAGCCAGCACATGATGGCTACAAATGTAAACGTAGTCATGCTTGGTTAAAGATCAAACCTTTCATTGAAGTTACACTAACAGTAGTTGGCGTTGAAGAGGGTACAGGCAAAAATGCTGGTATGCTTGGTGCGTTTGTTGTTGAAGGTAACGATGATGGCAAAGACTTCCACCTTAATGTTGGTAGCGGATTAACTGATGACATGCGTAAAGATGTATGGGCAGTTAAGGAATCAGTTATCGGGCAGTTAGTAGAGATTAGAGCAGATGCGGCAACACAAAGCCAAGACGCTGACGATGTTTGGAGCCTAAGGTTTCCAAGGTTTAAGACCTTTAGAGGTTTTGAACTAGGGGAGAAACTGTAAGATGCCAAATTGGTGTAGTAATCATATTGTAATTGAAGGACCTACAGAAAAGGTCGAAGCAATATGGAGTAAAGCAACAGATACAAGTAGCGATGGGTTACTAGAAGCAATGGTCCCAATTGGTAATTGGGATTATGACGACGCAATTAACACTTGGGGCACTAAGTGGGACATTTCACTAACCGATGCTAATTTAGAACTGGAAACAATTAATGATACTACTTCTGCTATTGTTGGCTATTGCGAAAGTGCGTGGGGACCACCGGATGAAGCATGTATTACTTACATGGCTAATAATCCTGATGTTGATATTAAATTACAGTTCCATGAAGGCGGCAATGACTTTTGCGGTACATTAGAAACAGGCGAGATGTCAATTAGTGAACAGAGCAGAGACTTTTGGGACGATGACGAGCTAGGCCAAGAACTAAACGAAAGATTTGCTATCACAGATTACCTTGACGAAGAACAAGAAAGTATAGAAGGCGAAAGCCTAGACGATGAGTTTTTAGTTGACCCGGAGACAGAACCACATGCTTAGGTGGAGAAAATATATTAAAGAGGAATCAGCTCATCACATGGGCGGCAGGCATCGTATATACGAGTTTTCAAATGGCTATGGTGCTAGTTTAATACCAGAGTTCGAACTTATTAATAACATGGACGACGAGTATATCGAATCGCAAGATCCTGAAGCACATAAGTCAGGTATGCGTCCTATTAAAGGTAAGTGGGAGTTAGCAGTTTTTTGGCAAGGTGAACTATGCTACGACACAGACATCACCGATGATGTGCTAAGAGGATTAAACGATCCACAAGTAGATAATTACTTAGGACAAATTAGCAGATTATGAGCAACACGGAACTAGCAAAACTAAACAATAACGAATTAGTATACGGAACGTATGATGAAGTAGAAGCATACGCAGAAGAAAAAGATACCTGTGTAGACAGATACTTTGATCATATAAATCCGTCTACAGTTTATAATAAGTTTACATGGATAGGAAAAGGAATGACAGATCCATACGCAGTTTCGGTTCCTTACAACTATGATAAAGCATCACCTAAAAGTGATTACAATACAAGAGGCGTTGACCAAAACAAATGGTAACACAGGGCATTAATATGAAAAAAGTAAAAGTAAAAACACCAGTAAGCACATTAACACATTCTACAAGAGAAGTTGCGTTGGATTTTCTAAGATGGAGAGAATCGAAGAAGAAAAAGTCGTTAATTGGGCATAATG